GTACCAGCAGCAAAGAATTTTGCTACTAAACGTCGTAGTCGTGGTGTAGGCGTAAGTAACTTGGCTGCTCTATTGGCTAAAGAAGAATTGAAGTACTGGGATGTTAACGCTCCTAACTTTGTTTCTAAGTGGATGGAAAAGACCAGCTACTATCTAATCAAGGCTAGTGTTGAAATGGCAAAAGAATTGGGTAAATGTGAAAAGTTTGATCGTACCAAGTTCAGTCAAGGTATTTTGCCAATTGATACTTATAAGCGAGATGTAGATGAATTTATTACAGAACCACTACATTGTGATTGGGAAACACTTCGTGAAGAAATCAAGAAGTACGGTATGAGACACAGTACACTTACAGCTTGTATGCCTGTTGAATCTAGTAGTGTAATTCAGAGCAGCACCAATGGCATTGAACCACCACGTAGTGCTATTAGCTTCAAGGGAAGCAAGAGTAACATTTTGCCTGTGGTAGTTCCTAATATTGATAAGTACAAGGATAATTATACCTTTGCTTTTGATATGCCAAGTAATGAAGGATATTTAAAGGTAGCTGCTGCTATTCAGAAATTCACAGATATGAGTATCAGTACAAATACGTACTATATTCCATCACGTTACGAGAAGAATAAGGTGCCAGTTGAAGTTGTTATTAAAGACATCTTGTTGGCATACAAGTATGGATTGAAGAATCTATATTATGCCAATACTGATGACGGCGACAAACAGACCGCTATGGAAACAAAGTCTGTTGAGGCGAAACCAAAAGTACAAGAAGAATCTGGTTGTGCCAGTGGCGCTTGTGCTCTATAATAGGAGGATATATGAAGACAGTATTAAATAAGAAAAACATAGATCAGTTACGTAATCCAATGTTCTTGGGAGAAGATTTATCGCTACAACGATATGATCAGATCAAGTATCCTAAGTTTTACGAGTTGTATGATCAACAACTAAACTTCTTTTGGAGACCCCAAGAAGTATCATTGGTGAAGGACATTAGTGACTACAAGAATCTTTCACCAGAAGAACGATTTGTTTTTGATAGTAATCTCAAGTTTCAAACTATGACTGATAGTATGTTGAGTCGTAGTATTCACGAATTAATGAAGCACGTTACAAATAGTGAATTGGAAATTTGTATGAATTCGTGGAGTTTCTTTGAAACTATTCACAGTAACAGTTATACATACATTCTTAACAATGTTTACCCAGATGCTACCAAGTTCTTTGATAGTGTATTAGAAGACGAAGAAATCGTGAAACGTGCTAAGGCTATTAGTAAGAAGTATGACGAACTATTGGCACCATCAAATGATGTTAAACAACAATTGTTTGATGCGGTACTAGCAACTCAGATTACTGAAGGGTTGATCTTCTATGTATCATTTGCTTGTAGTTTCTACTTTGGATATCGTGGAAAGATGGAGGGTAATAGTAAGATTATTAAGTTTATCAGTAGAGATGAAAATCTACACGTAGCTATTACTCAGAACATTATGAAGAACTGGATTAATAACCCAGAAGAAGGCTTCCAAGATATTGTTAAGAAGAACGAAGACAAGATCTATGCTGCTTATGAAATGGCAGTTAATGCAGAAAAAGACTGGGCTGATTATCTATTCAGTAAAGGTAATCTAGTAGGTTTGACCAGCGAAAGTCTCAAACACTATGTTGAATGGTTGGCCAACAATCGTTTATCTAGTATGGGATACAAGAAACTATATCCTACAGCCAAGACAAATCCATTGGCTGGATGGTTGGATAGTTACTACGATAGCAAGAAGTTACAGGTAGCCCCCCAAGAAACTGAATTGAGCAGTTACGTTAAAGGTGTTGATAACACCATTAGCGAGGGTGCTTTTGATGACTTCAAACTATAATTACAATTATAAATAATTAAAAAATGTAACGGGTACTTTAAATAGTATCCGTTTTTTATTATATTTATATTCATCTGTATTATGGAAATCATTTTCGCATATCTTGAAAAAATATTGGTAATTAGTGCAGCTGGAGGGGTGCTTTTTGGAGCATTCAAGTGGGTATTTACCTTAAATCGGAACGTAAAAGAAATATTAAAAGAAGTAAAGCCTAACTCTGGTACTTCTTTAAAAGATCAAGTTGCTAAGATAGAAAAACAAGTATGTCACGATAGTAATTTAATTAATACTATATGTACTCGTCAAAAGTGGATACTTGATACCAGACCTGAGCCCATATTTGAATGTGATACAAACGGTAACTGTACGTGGGTAAATGAAAAGTATTGTCAGTTATTGAAACACGATGTGGAATATTTCTTGGGCAATGGGTGGAAGAATGGTGTACATAGTGAAGATTTGGAAATGGTAGAAAAAGAGTGGGAAAGAACTATTAAAGATAAAAGAAGCAGTGTTAGTACGCACAGAGTGGTTGATAGAGAGGGTACAATATATGAAGTTAAAGTAATAGCTACTAGAAATGATAGTTATGGGTATATAGGACATATTGAAGTATTAGACGATAAAAAAGATTAATAATCCGCTACCTACTACTATTTATATGTATATTAATATGAAGCCTTCTAAACAACTAGTAAACAGACTTGTAAAAGAAACCTTGGAACAAAAGTATACTTGCGCAAAAGAATCGTGGGAGTCAATGATCGAAGATTTATCCAAGGATATCAAGAAACCTATTACATTGGATGACGCGGGAAATTACAATGTATGTGAATGTGAACCATATCATATTAGCTTGAGACCAATTGTACACGATATATTTGACGTATTAGCATACAGAGATACTAGTGATCGTACTAAAAAGCTATTTATGAAGTACGAAGATGTGAAGAAATTCGTCAAAGAATATCTAAAATCAGATACCAAAAACTACGTTGATAGCGCATTGGCAAAGGGTGTAGAAAATAGCAAAGACAAACAAGGTGGTAAAAAGGCTGATGCACAATCTGAAAAAGAAGAAAATGTAGTAGATCCTATAAAAGGATTTAAAATTGTCAAAGATATCAAGGTTGAAAAGATGAACGATCCAAAAGACGATCCTACTCAACCAATGCAAGCTGTTGGTAAATTTGCTAAACAAGGTGATCATAAACCAAAGAAAGCAGAATATGTACCACCCACATTGCCAAAAAATCTTCAAAAGTTGGTTGTAAAATATACTAAGGCTGGTAAAGCTAAGAAGAAATAATTGACACTTTTTGATTTTTGATGTACTATAAAAGTATATCTAAAAAAAGGATACATATGAAGAAATTAATTACTATCGCAGCATTGAGTGCAACTTTAGCCTCTCAAACATTTGCTGGTGATAGAGAATGGGCAACGGTTGGTAAAGTTTTAACCGGCGTTGTAGTAATTGAGGCAGTTGGAAGAATTGTTAATCCCCCAACACAAGTTGTATATGTTCAACCACAACCAGTGGTTTATGCGCAACCAGTAGTAGTACATCCTCAACCAGTTGTTTATTATCAACCTGCTCCTGTTGTATATTATCAACCACAACCTGTGGTAGTATATGGTGGATGTGGTCGTCCAGTATATCATTATCATCATCACCATCATTGATAATATTATTTTGATAAATCTCTAGAAACCACCGTAACAGGTGGTTTTTTTATTTTTGGTGTTGACTTCTTATAAATCCGTGGTAAGATGATTTTACGGTAAGAAACACATATGAAAAATAAAAATTCACTAAATCTGGTTACTGGCAAGGACTTCAATATCAAGTCATATTTGGATACTTGCGTTAATCTACGTCCCAGTTCATTGATTATGGATGATCTGAAGTGGAAGTATATGGTACGCAGTGCTATTCGTGGCAAGAACATTTTGCTTCTTGGTCCAACTGGTTGTGGCAAGACTCTTGCTGCTCAAACTGTAGCTAAAGCTATTGGTCGAGAAGATAACTTCTTCTATTTTAATCTGGGTGCTACGCAAGATGCTCGTAGTGCTTTGATTGGTAATACTCACTTTGATAAAAAGACTGGTACTCTATTCAAGGAGTCATCTTTTATTAAAGCTATTCGTACTCCTAATGCCATCATTCTTCTTGACGAAATTAGCCGTAGTCATCACGATGGTGTTAATATTCTAATGACTGTTCTAGACGATCTACAGCGTTATCTTCGTTTGGATGAAAAGGAAGACAGTGAAGTTGTAAAGGTAGCTGATGGTGTTACATTTATTGCTACCGCCAACGTTGGTAACGAGTACACCGCTACCCGTGTAATGGATCGTGCTCTATTGTCACGTTTTCCAGTTAAGATTGAGGTTACCCCACTTGATAAGGACAGTGAGTATAATCTTCTTAAGAATCGGTTCAATTTGAATACCGAAGATCATCTTGGTATCTTGAAGGCTGTTTGTGAAATTGCTGAACATACTCGTAAGCAAGTAAAGCAGGACGACAGCAAGCTAACTAATTTTATTCCAACACGTAGTACAGTTGAAATTGCTGAACTAATTGTTGACGGATTTAATTTACTTGAAATCGCAGAAACTACCATCTATCCTAACTTCAGTGACGATGGCGGTGTTGACAGTGAACGTACCTACATTCGTCAGTTGGTACAAAAGTATGTAAAGGTTGAATCAAAGGATAAGCTATTTAATGATCCTCTAAAGAGTGATCAGCCTCCTTTCTAAGTTAAATTATTAAAAACAAATTATTATGAGTAACTACAGTGACTTCTGGTTGAAGGATAACAATTACGAGTGGGATTGGGAAGATGAACTGGATGCGGCTATTGAAGAAGAAAATGGTTTGAATGCAGATATTGCTGCTGAAGACCGTCTTTCTGAGAATACAGCCCGAATGATTCGTTTGTCATCGGCTCGTCGTGCTGTCGCTAACTATGTTAGTATTCTGACCAATCAGAATGTACCTGTATTGTTCAATGATAATTCGGTAAATTGCACTGATGGTAAGGTTGTTTATATCAGTAGCGATATTACCAAGAAAGATAATTTTGATGTGGCTGTCGGACTAGCCTTACACGAAGGCAGCCACATCAAATATTCTGATTTTGAATTGTTTAAGACTGTATGGATGAATGTGCCACGGGAGATCTATGGCTACAGTGAAAAGTTAAACATTTCAAAAGATGAAGTGGGTAAGATTTGTCAGACCATTCTAAATTATGTAGAAGATCGTTATATTGATTATACGGTACATTCTAATGCTCCTGGCTACCGTGGATATTACGATGCTTTGTACGATGAGTACTTTAATAACAAAGTAATTTCAGATGCTTTGACCAGCGATTTATATCGTACACTAAGCATTGAGTCATATATATTTCGTATTATCAATCTTACAAATCCAGATACTTCTTTGAAGGCATTGCCTGGATTGTACGATATTGCTAGGGAACTTGATCTATCAAATATCAAGCGTTTGACCACTCCAAAAGATCGATTGACTATTGCTTATAATATTGCTGAAATTGTGTTCAAGAATATCAATGAACATAAAAATGAAGATAAATCTGCTCAAAAAGTAGAGGGATTGTCAGCTGATTCTGATAGCGGTGCGCCATCGAACAGTTCAGATTCATCTAAATCAAATGTTGATGTTGCAGATATTCTTGGAGGCACCGAATCAACTGTAACACCTGATAATAAAGATGTTACTGCTGATATTGGTAAAGATGATAATCTCAGCAAATCTAAGAAGACAAAGATTGCTAAGTCTTTTGAAAAGCAGAAGGATTTTCTTGCCGGTAAACTTAAGAAGAAGAAAGTGACCAAGCGTGAAAAAGATTTGCTTGATATTCTTGAAAAGAGTCAGATTGATCTTGTGCCTGTAGCTCAAGAAGAGCTTAAGTCAAAAGGTATTATTGGAAGTGTTGAGTGTATCTTTGTTAAGAATATGACCAAAGAGTTGCTTTTGTCTGAGGAATTTCCAATGACAATTGGCAAAAACAACTATCAAACTCATTCTGATTATCAGAAGAATGTTGATGCTGGAATTGTATTGGGTACTAAACTAGGTCGCCGTCTACAAATTCGTAATGAAATTAATGTTGATAAGTTTACCCGTCGTAATTTGGGTAAGATTGATAAACGTTTGATGCACGAACTTGGATTTGATACTGATACCAATATCTTTTATAATACTTTTACTACGAAGTATAAGAAGGTTAACTTCCATATTAGTGTGGATGCTAGCTCAAGTATGAGGGGTAAAAAGTGGAATCGTACAATTAAATTGTGTGTTGCTCTAGCAAAAGCTACATCTATGATTGACAACGTTGAACTTACCATTAGTTTTAGAACATCAAGTGGTCACAATCCATATATTGCAATTGCTTATGACTCACGTGTGGATAAGTTCTCTAAGATTAAGAATCTATTTGCTTATCTAGCACCAGTACATACAACTCCTGAAGGATTGTGTTTTGAGGCACTAATGCGTTATTTGCCTAAAGCTAGTACCAACACAAATAGTTATTTTGTTAATATTAGTGACGGTGAACCAGCGTTTATTTATAGTGCTCCAGGAGGTTTTTATTTCCATTATTGCGGTGCGGAAGGTTGTAATCATACACGTAAACAAGTAAATAAAATTCGTGAAAGTGGTTATAATGTTATTTCATACTTCGTATCTGAATATGATTGTGATACGTATCGTAATAATTTTAAAATTATGTATGGCAAAGACGCTAATTTCATCAATGTAGAAAATCTAAATCAGATTGTTAATACCATTAATACAAAGATGATGGATGCTATTGACATATAATATAAACGTGTTATAATATAAGAACGTAGGAATTTATCACATAACAAACAAGAAAGGATAAAATATGAAAAAGACAGATCGAAAGAATAAGACAAATCAATCAGTAACCTATCCAAGTTGTATTTTTACAATCAAGGAATTAAACGCAATGAATGCAGATATCGTCGCAATTAGTTTGCGTGATAAGGTAAAGAAAGCGATTAAGAGAGGTGAAGTAAGTGTAATTGGTGTATTGCCAAACGGAAAGGGTCGTCCAACTTTGGTTCACGTATTTGGATCTATTACCCCATCTATTATTGAAGATGCTAAATCTAAGGGTGTACATTTGAATCGTGAACTGCTTGTAGAGATGGTGAATATTAATTCTACCAAGGAATCAGTTGTTGTAGTTGAAGTTGATACAACAAAGACAAATTCAGTAAACGTATAATAAAACTATATAATTAGTGATAATATGCCGTATATCAGTGATTAGATATACGGCATTTCTATTTATAGGTTGATATGAAACGAGATAAAATACTAATTTATTTAGATAAAAAAGGAAAAAACTTTTTGGTATACGAAGAAAAAGATTTACTAGATAATAAAAAGCCTGTAGAATATGTTGATAACGGCACCAATTTGTATTTGGATACGTTAAAAGAAAAGTGGGAAATAAAAGAGGTTAATTCATCTAAAAACGAATTGACTTTGAAATTTAAATTGATTGTACGGAAAACCGAATAATATGGATGCATTACAAGAATTTTTTGGAATAGAAGCTTTTGACTTTGAGGGAAATAAAAAGAAACTCATAGACAATCTTAATTTCTTAAAATCTATGTCTGTGGAAGAACAGACCTTTTACAAAAAATGGTTAGAGATACAAACATGCGAAAACTTGGCGAATAAGGCTAATATTATTAAAGCCAAGATTTGGACTCCAACTGATATTAACGATGTGTCTTTGACTATTAAAGATATAGAAAATATCAATCCCACCTTGGTTTATGTTGAAACAGATCAACAAAATGAAGATTGGACTATTCTTCGTATTTTTGGTCATACTATGACATTTGATCAAACTCCAGGTAGATTTATAAAATTTCTTGTAACCGATGGAAATGTTGACAATCCAAAATATATTGGATGTATTAGTGTTTCTAGTGATGTAATTGCTATTACTGATCGTGACAATTATTTGGGGTGGACATCTGATAATAAGATCAAAGATAAAAGATTAGCTCACAGTGCTATTGGTAGTTGTATTATGAGTACCCAACCAATTGGTTATAATTTTCTTGGTGGTAAATTAGTAGCTGCTATGATTACTACTAGTACTGTTAGAAATATTTGGCAAAAGTTATATAATCAAACACTAGTGGGTATGACAACTACCAGTTTATATGGTAGTTACAGTATGTATAACAGTTTAAAATGGTGGCATAAATGTGGTAGTAGTGCTGGGAAAATTTCAATTAAACCAGATGATAATATTTATGAAATTTGGCACGATTGGTTAAAAGACATTGATGTTACGGCTTATGACAAGGCACTTACTCAGAAAGAAGGAGTAAGTGGACCTGTTACTGGTGCTAAGTCTCGTATTTTGAGCATGATATTTAGCAAATGCTGTATCAAACAAAGCAATTATCAACACGGATATGAACGTGGGGTATACTATAGTTGTTTTTATGAAAATACCAAGGACTTTCTACAAAACAAGATCAACGACGATCAATTGGTGATGAAAGATCTGTTTAAACGTGATATGCAAGGGGTAATTGATTGGTGGCGACCAAAGGCTATAGAACGATATAAAAAGCTAAATAGTGAATCAAATTTAAAGAGTACGATACATTTTTATAACCAAATGTTGGGAATGTCTTATCAAGAGGCTAAAGATACCTATTTCAAAGAAGTTGGTAGATAGAATTATTATATTATAAATTACTTTATACATATACTATTTATATTTATAAAAGTAATTTATGGCGAATACCCCAATCAATGCAATGACCGCTACATTCGGGTCTGGAGATCAGACTGCGATAAAGATGAATGTAGCGGACGCTGGACCATCAGATAGTACAAGTAAACTAATAGATTTGCAACTTGGGAGTGTTACAAAGTTCAAAGTAACCAAATTGGGACAAGTAATTGCTACGAATTTCACAGGTAGTTTCAGTGGTAGCAATTTTATTAAAGATCAGTCTGCTGCAAGTGGTACTAAATATCTGGTTTTTTCAAATGGCAGTGGTCAGAAAATTCTTGGATTAGATACATCTTTGTCATATGATGCTTCTTCAAATACGTTATCTACTAACGGTAGTATAAATGCAGGTGGTGATATTGATAGTACCAATGCTTCACCTTTGTTGCTGGGTACACCTACAACAATAGATTTTGCTAGTGCTGCTACTACAATAAAAATTGGTACCGGCGCACCTGGAAGTTATTCTCATTTTTATTCCAAACAAGTAAGAGGTAATTTCACAGGATCTTTCACAGGCAGTTTTAGTGGCAGCAGAGCTAATTTCAATAAATTAAGCGGTTCTTCTGCTAGAATTTCTGGTAGAGTTATTGCAACTTCAATAACATCTAGTATTAGTGGCAGTAGAGCTAATTTTAATAAATTAAGTGGTAGCAATGGCAAAATAACAGGCAAATTTACGGCCAACCAATTTACTGGTAGTATTAGTGGTGGTTATGCTGGTTTTACTCAAGTAACAGGTGGTTATGCTGGTTTTGATCAAATAACAGGAAGTAGTGGGCGAATCGATGATAAATTATTGGTAAATGGCACATTACAATTGTTTAATGCTATTACTGGTTCAAATTCTATGTTTATTAGTGGTGCTGGAAGTCCAATTGCTGGATATGTGGGAATAATGATAGGCGGTACCAAGTATAAGTTGCCTTTGTATCCGTGGACTTAAGACTTGACTTATTATAAATGTGCTGGTAAGATAACATAGAATGAAAAAATCTCTATGTTGTATTTCTCTCAAACTGCAAGAACAAAGTGTTAGAGCTAACACGATGACCAAAACTAAATTTCTTGCTTTGGAACGAAAAGAAGCTTTATCTACCGTTTCAAAACGTACACTTAACAATGTGGTTGTTACACGCAAAACTATTGAATTTTGCGGTATTAGAAATTGGAACTATCGAATTAGTAGTGACTTGTTTCCTTTGGCGACTTTACCCGAAGCAAATTTGTCATTTGATATTCTTCCAGATTACAATCTAATTGTGCAAGAATTTAAAATTGCCGCTGATATAATTAAAAAATACAATGTTCGGTGTAGTACACATCCAGATCAGTTTGTTGTACCAGCGAGTGCTACCAAGTCTGTGGTAGAAAAATCTATTGTGGAATTAAAAAACCACGCTTCAATTATGGATTTGTTTGGTTTGCCACAGTCATATGAATCTCCAATCAATATTCATATGAATTGTTACAAAGGCAATACCAAGGATATTGCTAAACGATTTATTGATGTATACAATGATTTTCCTGCAAATGTTAAGTCTCGTCTCGTTCTTGAATTAGAAGATAAACCCAATAGTTGGGGATTGATTAATCTTTATGATCTGATATATCAAAAAACAGGAATCCCCATTACTTATGACTCACATCATTTTAGATTAAATAATCCAGAAAATATTTCTCCTGAAAAAGCCATCTTAATGTGTATGGAAACTTGGGGTAAATATAAACCATTATTTCATTACAGTAATGGCAGGTCTGATCCAACAGATCGAGCACATTCAGATTATGTATATATTTTACATAAAGAACTATTTGAAAATGACGTTGATGTAGAGTTTGAGTTCAAAGCTAAAGATTATGCTATTGAACGGTTTGAAAAAGAATTCAAAATTTGATTGAAAAGTTGTTGACAGTTTGACGGTTGGGTGGTAAGATAAATTTAAGTTAGTGATGAAACTAACGAAACAAAAAACAAACAAAAAAAGAAAGTAAAGAAATAATATGTATACTCGTACAAATGCTCGTAACAAGACTAACTTCGTAGGCCATAACACCACTGGTGTTGAGATTTACCTCTCCACTCCAGTTGCTAAGGCTAAGAAGGCCTCACGCTTGACTCTACGTGCTGGTAATAGCCGAGTTGACCTAACCGGTCGTCAGATCAATGCTCTACGTGAAGTATTGAACACTGCTTATAAGGCTTAATTTGAAATAAATGTTAACTCGTACTTGTAAATAGTTATAAGTATGAGTTATATTTTTAATAGTCAAGTATTGATATGGCTACTACTCATAATAGTAGCCATATTTTCTTTTTTCAATTTCTATCTGTTTATTAAATTATTAAGAAAATTTGATGACCACCAAATTCTCACAGTTGATGCATTGGAGTTATTAAATTTAAAAAATAATAAAATATCAAAAGACATTGAAGTTTTGGCAAAACGTAGTAGAATATTGAATAATGAAAGCAAAGAAAACATCCGAAAACAAAGTTAAAGTTCGTGGTTTATTTGATCATGTAAATCATATTCGGGAGGTAAAAAACAAAAACTACTACACTTCTCTTTCTGAAGAGGAGAAGAAGTCTTTCAACAAATATATGTTGATTAGATTCTTAAGTATGGATGCTGATATTATAGAAGAAGTATCTTTTATATCCAAACATTTTCAGAACATTCCAGAAGAACAATTTTATCAAGTATTGATTGATTTAGTACCAAAAGGTAGAAAGTTCTGTAAGTATATCAAGAATAGTACCGAGGGTATTAATAATACAATACTAGATTGCATCTGTGACAAATATAAAATTGGCAAACGCGATGCAATAGACTATTATAGTGTTTATACTGCTTCTGACAACAACTTAAAAGAATTATGTGAGCTGATTCAAGGTTTTGGATACAGCGAGAAAGAAGTGGAGAATTTATTTAAATAATATGAAAGTTATAGGTGTATCTGGATTTGCTCGTAGTGGTAAAGATTTATTTACTACCGTTGCTCAAAAACTTTTGACTGAACAAGGTCTCAAAACTGAAAAGTATGCATTGGCGTATGAGTTGAAAAACGATTTAAAAGATCTTATCAAGTCCAAGGTGGGTATTGATGTATTTACAGAGAACACCAATGAGAAGAATATTATTAGACCACTATTGGTTGCTTATGGCGATGTTATGAGAAAGGTATCTGAGGGTAGATATTGGACTGGTAAAATTGAAGAAAAGATTAAACAATCTACTGCAGATGTGGTTTTTATAACTGATATCAGATACGATGTGTATCCACAAGATGAATGTACTTGGTTGCAACAAAAACAAAGTGGTAAGTTAGTTCATATTACCAAATACAAACAAGAACCTGTACCTTCAGGTAGAAGGTTTAGTAAAAACAAAATAGTTAAGATTTATAATTCAGCGCCAAACGATCACGAAATGATCAATGATCCAAAAGTAAAAGCAAAAGCAGACTGCGCTTTTGAATGGGAAGATTGTAGTGATAAATTGAATGGATCTATATTGGAGGAGTATCCCTACATCAGAGAAAATGTTTTAAATGCGTTGAAGGTTATTAACGCAATTTGAGTTTCATAATCAAATTATGACCACTGTGATAGAATATAATTTCTTCATCAGTGGTTTTTGTTTTAAAGTAATCAACCAGAGAAGGAGCTACGGCTGTAACTGTATTAATGTAAATTTTATTACATTCATCGTGCTTTAGTGTTTTTCTTTGTTTTTGACACGAACAGATTTTATCAAATGTTTGTATACAATTTGTTAAAGGCGCAAATGCGCCGATATTATCTTTGGATACCAAATTGTTTAATGCAACAAAACTTCCTATAATCATAATAATTTATTTATTATTAAATATAAAAACAAACTGCAAATGTAGTTAATTGGAAACAACATAATTGCATAGTATAACGGATAGTTTAAAACTAACAATAATATACCCACGCTAAATAAGCTTGACCAAAAACACAAACAAATCACACAACTTATTAATTTAGTAAAATAACCTGGGTATTCAGCATATAAAAAATTGGGATATGTTGACATCGGATCCACGGTTGATTTATACAATTGGTATTCATCTATTTTTAACAGACGTTTAGTGTTTGTTAATTTAGCGATTGTATGTACTATATCGCTATTTAACCAAATCACCAAAATGAATGATACCCAAAATATAAGCGGTATATTGTAATCAGTTAAGTTCATTTTTTTATAAGATCGTAAATGTAGTTACCTAATATTTGAAAAAACAAGTTGTACGCAATTAATAAACATAAGAAAAATAGTATTTCCAAATAATCTAATTTACCATTTTGATTTATATCAAAATACTTTAAGAACGTATTTTTCCAAATTTCTATCAATTTTTTCATAACAATTTTTTGTTATACCATTCGTCTTTTATTTCAATTAATTGTTTGCTATAATCTTGTAATTTATTAATGTGTAGTTTGAAGATGTCAAATTCCAAAGTGCCTATTTGACCACTATCTTCTAACATCAACTGAATCATATTGAAAAATTCAAAACTTTCATTTGATAACTTAGTTGCATCAAACTCTACGATGATGTCATTTGTTTTTGGTACTTCATATCGTTTGAGTTTTTTATTCAAATCAAACTTGGTATTTTTCTGTTCGATATTAATATAACGGTCGTATGGTACATCGGTATAAATGGTGTCACACCAAGGTTCCAACAAAGCCAATTTGTATTCGTCACAGTTACGTACTACAAATCCAACATCATAACGTTTTGGCACAATTGGCTTCATAGTATCATTGTGTTTAACAAAGTGTCCCCATTTACGAATAAAGTTTCTGGCACTTCGATTATTTTGTGCCAACCATTCGTCGCTTTCTTTGCCAACTGTGGTTAGAGTTGGATTATATCTACTTCCTCTACAGGTCATATGATATACACATCCCTCCCACGTTTGTACAAACTTATATCCATTTAATAGGAAACGGTTAAAGATATCACTGTCTTCTTTGCTCTGAGGAGCATAAAGATCATCGTGACCACCAATTGATTGGAAATCCTTCTTATAAAGGGCCCATGGCGCAAAGATTCCTTCTGTGGTTTTATCTTTTCTGGTCAAACGGGTATCATTGAACCATTTCAATAATCCAGCTTCATTAAACTCTTCTGGTTCAGTTCCAAATGCTTGAACGATCTTTTCTGGTCCGGGAGGATGTAAAGGTGGTTCAATACGAGTTAGACTTACGATTGTGCCTGGTTGAATATACTTTTCTACATATTTATCAAAGTTAGGACAGGCGTACATATCAGCGTGATAGATCATCACAACCTCATTGGTAGCAACTTCATTTATAAGACGGTCGTATAGAATTGTGTGACCCAATCTGGTTGGTCCGTGGTTACGTATGAACTTAAAGTATGGATCTTTAGCTGCGGTTTCTTTACACCATTCCAAGGTGCCGTCGTTACTAAAATCGTCAGCTACGCAAACTTCGTGTTCTTTATGACTTAAATTTTTACGAATAGCTTCGTAACTCCACTTAAGATATTTTAAGTTGTTTCTGCTGGGTTGGATAAAACTAATTTTCATATTTAAAACTGTATTTTTATTTGATGCATCAATTCACTATAATCGTGGATTCCTGTCTTTACAACACTTTTGTCTATTACAGGAATAACGTTAGCGTTTGAAAGCTTACGGAAATAACTATTAGGCCCAAAGTAATTAGGGCGTAATTCTTTTCCCTTATGTATATAACTAATAACCGTGCCTCCAAAAAGTGAAGATAATATTGAATTTCCGCCACAAACTGTAACAAATCTGCTGCAATTTGCCATTAATTTAAGTTGGGTTTCATTGTAACTATACTTTGATTGTTTTGCCAAATCGTCTATTAAAATTACATTATCAAAATATTTGCACAATTCAAAGTCTGTTATAGTTCCAATTCCTTCTACATTAGCTTTAATATCGTGGTAACCTTGTTGTAATGAATTGTATTCGTTTTGGTCTATAGTAAATTCTTTTTCTTTATTAGTAGCCCTCTTGTATATTACAAGATATCCTTTTTCTTTAAAATAATCAAACATTTCATATAAACACGGAATGTTAAAATATCCCAGAGGAATTTCTCCGTGTTCCATATTATATTTGTTTGTGATAAATACCACGGGTTTATCAAATTTATATTCGTCGTTTTGATAATATTCTTTAAAAGGAGGACTAGACCACTTGGTGTAATCCAACACACCATTAACTTGTTCTCGTTCTTCAGTTGTTAGATGGTGATATTCTTTGCCTGTAACTGCTAGTGAGTTATGGTGAATCCATTTATTTGGCACTTCTGCTAACGCCAGATCATTATCGATTGTTCTGGTTAGAAATTCTTCTTTTACATTGTCACAGAAGAAATAGTATGGTTTCATTCCTTTACTAGTAACTACACCATCCAACTGTTTGTTTTGATGTAACCAATAAGCAAAAGGTATAGCTAGTGCCAATTCAATGCCAAATTCTGGATTTACTTTGAGTATCATATTAAGTACATTTATCGTCTACGCAAATACCTTCTTTTAGAATAGCTGCAGTTGCTAGTCTCTTTGAATGTTTTTCGATAACATATTCTGATAACGATTCATCTGATTTTTCCAACCCCAGTGCTTTTCTGTAACTAATAGAGATTGGTCGTCCGTGATCTTTTTCTGCTAATTTATTTTTAGCAGCTACTTGACACATTTTACACATATCCCACATTCCTGATTTTTTATTAATTTCAGCGTTGCCTTTCTCATTTACGCCGGACCAATCTGTAAAATCATCAGGCAAATCTTTACGGTTGTATCCATTTAATTTGAACAATCTCGATATAGCAGATCCATTTGAACAAGGCCAATATCCATCAAATGAATAATTCACACCACATCTATTTGGAATATTGCACTGTGGAATCATTTCTTGACCAGAATCATATGGAGCCACTAAGCTACAACGATGTATTTCTCCTTTTTCATCTAGTGGGGTGAAATTAGTAACTGGTATGCCTCTGAAAAAGTTTACTTTTGATAGTAATTCTGTCAGTGATACTTGATTTGGCATTTCAAATACCAGTTTATCCAGATTGGGAATCAATTGATCTTTTGTGATTTGACTGTCATTTAGATATTGTGCAATTGATTTGAAAATAGGACTTATGTGATCGATGTATGATAACTTAATCTTATTTACTTTATCAAATGGAAAATACTTGATAACACGATCTGGAGTGTCTAAAGTACCCGCCTTTAACATTTTGGGGTGTAAATTTGAAATAATAACAATGTTTGGAACTGGATCTCCCCACAAATTATCACGTAGTCTATCTACTATATCAGAAATATTTGGATGCGTCAGTGGTTCGCCTCCAATGATATGTATTCTTTCAATTTTACCTTGTCTTTTACAATCGGATATCAATTTATCAACGTGATCCATTGTTACGTTGGTATTTTCATAGTAATTAAGACCAGCTGCATTATCTTTGTCAAATGGATCTGTTAATGCATTAAAATTACTATGTCTATTACAACTAGGACAACTAAAATTACACTGCAGTGTTACGTCAAATTCAATATTCATAGGTTTGTGTTTATCATTTTTAGTACCTTAAAAGCCTCTGCATATTTACATTGACCTTGTATACCTCTAAATCTTGCTAGTATTTCTAGGTTAGATTTTACATTTAATCCAACTTTTTCATATTTTGAAATCTGACTTCTATGACACATAGAAGCTTCAATTTTCTTATCAAATGCGTTATCTATATTTTCATAGTAGTTTATATCCATTTGATTCTCTGTCATTCTGGAAATAGGTATTTGTTCATAACATAATACGTTGGGAACATATCGAGCCGCTGCCATCGTAGTCTTGAATGTGGAAATATGGTCTTGATTTGCATCTCCGGCCCAATGTGTATAAATTGTATTTACTTTGTGCTTTTTAATCAAGCTTTCAAGTTTACTTACCGAGTCAAAACTAAAAGGCACGTGTAAGTCTTTGAACGGTAAGAACTCCACATCGTCGCATTGCAACACCTTAGATGCATTAATGGTTTCCAGTTTATTTTCTTCTGCGGTTCTTAATAATGTTCCATTGGTACCGTCCACAGATTCTGTGTTGGTCATACATACGTATACTACGTAATCGCCTTTTAATTTGTGATTGTACAATGTACCACCACAACCAAATTCAATATCATCAGGATGCGCTCCTATTGCCATTACACGTTTCATATTAACTTAAAATTATATTTTTACTATTTGTGCCTTCGTTGAACAATAAATCTATTATACACATATACGGCTTAAAGTCACCATATAATTGTGTATATTTTGGATGATTATAATGTTGCCAAATCAATTCTATATTATTATCTTTGAACTCTTGTTCATTTATATATCTCATTGAGCCTGGACCAGTGCCAGAAATATATTTTGTAGCATTTAAATTCTTCAATAAATACATTATACGCTCGCCACCAGAAACTTCCTTGGGACATATTTCAGAACAAAATACAACTTGTGTTTTGATTTCCATTACATTTAAGAAATATTTGATCAAAGCACTGTTTAATTCTGATAATGTTTTATAGTTGACTCGGAGAATTGACTCTAAATCGCCATAATATACATTGAAGTACTTTGATTTTCTATAGAAATTTTTGATTAAGTTTAAATGATTATCGTTCCATCCATTATAATTGATTTCTATTTCATCAAAGTTTTTGAGTTCACTTTTTCCATTTAATGGTACAGTTAACCACTTTGGTTCACCATCGGTCTTGATTAAGTTTCTGTGTCCAAAATGTTGTTTGCCTCTTGGAAACTGTACGTTATCAAAAATAACAAAGATGTCGCTTCTAGCTATTTTATCAAAAAAACCCATCCAAGGCAAATAATTTGGTTGATGAATACTTACAATCATACAATTTTGTTAATTACATCCGCAACATAATCAACTTGATCCATCGTCATTTCTACGTACATAGGAATAGATAGATGTCTAGACAACAAACCATCTGCTGATTCATATGTTTGATTCACAGTATATGGTTCAAATACTTTTTGTTGATGACAAGCTGGCCAGTAAGCATTTGCTGTGGGTATATTATATTCTACAAATAGTTTTTTACAAATTTCCGATCTTTCATTTAAAGTTGTGGATTTTGGCAATTCTATAATGTAGTGCCACCAAGTATTAACTATATTATTTGGAACATCAATAAATTTGATTTTGGGATTGGTAATCTTTTCTTTATATCTTTTTGCTATAACGTTACGTTTCTCTACAAATTCATTTGCTCTTTTTAGTTGGCTAATACCAAGAGCTGCAACCATTTCTGTCATTTTATAGTTAGAAGAAATAAATTCACAACTCACACCAAAGTCTACTCCATTTACTGGTGTCGGATTTCTAACAGCCCCGTGATTTCTCAAAGTTTTGCAAGTTTCTGCAAACTTTGCATCGTTTGTAGTAATTATTCCACCTTCACCTGTGGTAATAATCTTCGTAGCAAATAGGGAGAAACATCCTGCATATCCCAGATTTCCAGAATGAAGATCGTCTATAGTAGACCCTACTGCGTGAGAAGCATCTTCAAACAATAAAAGGCCGTGTTTATCACATAGTTTTTTAATGTTGTAGTAATCAGGAGTAATATATCCAGCCATATGTACTAACATCACACCCGCTACATCTTTATCCAAATTCTTTTCAATTACATCAGCACTTAAACAGTGTGTATTTTCATCGATATCCACAATTAGAGGTATATTGTTGGAACGAACTATTGCACTAACGCTTGCTATAAATGTTTGTGTAGGTACAATTATTTTTTTACCTACCAAACCAGAGGCTCTTAGTGCTACTTCCAAACAAGTACCACCTGAACAAGTTGCAACTGCGTATTTGGTACCACAATACTTTGCAAACATATTCTCAAACTCAGAAACATACTTGGACTGAACCAACGATTCTGTATTTAGAATATCCGCAACTCTGTCTAATATTTCTTTGTGGTCCTCTTTGGGAATATATGGCTTTGTTCTTGATAATTTGTTCATAACGTAGATTTGATATAATCGAAAAATTCAGGTAGATTTTGTTTTGTACTACTAAACTTTCTTCCTAATTTCAAAGGCGACAACAATAGATGTTCGTCTATAAACGGTGAACTAGTACCATTTTCAATAATATTTGCCTTTTTATTTAAAAACAAACTTATTTCTTCGATGAGTGTTCTGGCACTGTAAACATCTTCGTTTACAATGTTGTAACTATCTTTAGTGTTGTATTGATTAGTAGTAGACATATCCACCAATGTATTAACAATATCATTTGCCCATATAAAACTCAATAGTTTATTTCCTGTACCAGCAACTTCTACAGGTCTATTATTAAGTATATTTCTGATATAGTAACTTATTCTTGGTCTAGGACAATCGTGACCAACAATATATGGTGGTCTGATAATCACATAGTTAGTGTCTATTTGTTTGACTATATTTTCACAATCTGCTTTTTCTACACCATAATCACCAAATCCAGATCGACCACCAATGCACATTTCTTCGTTGTATGATAGACAATTTGCGTCTTTATATGCAGCGCCGCTGCTTATAAATATGTATTTTTGGTTCGGTTTCAACCAATTTACAAGATGTTGAGCTTGAGCTGGTTTAAAAAGACAGAAGTCCAGAATAACGTTGTAATCATTTTCGATATTAAATGGTTCATTACGATCCCACTTGATTACTTTAACTTTACTTGGACCTGTGCCTGATCTATTAAGAACAGCAACGTTGGCTAATTTACTTAGTTCATATGCGACTTTTTTACCAACGAATCTATTTCCGCCTATAACCAATATTTTCATTAGATAAGATCTTTGATTTCTTCGATAGTATATTGTTCAACCTCGTTGCTATAAGGACCATTTTCTAGAATCTTTTCGTGTTTGTTTTCTCCTGGTTGTAAACCGATAACTTTAACATTTGGTTTAGATCCAACTGGGGCGTATTTTTGAATTAGTGCTTCCAATAGATTTCCTATACTCATACCTTTCATCGTGGGTACGTATGGTGTTGAATCGGTACAATTTTCCAGACAATTATAGATCAAATCAATTGCTTGATCAACCGTCCAAAAGAATCTGGTAGCTTCTGGTTCTGTAACAATCAAGTCTTTACCTTCGCTAATCAAGTCTCTCCACTTACATAGTACTGATCCTGTAGAATACAACACGTTGCCATAACGAACTATACGATAGTCTGTATTTGGATTTAGCTGTTCAAACTGCTTAAATAAACGTTCCATTAGTAATTTAGAAGCACCATATACACCGGCTACTTGAGCTGCTTTATCTGTACTGATACCAATTACAAATTCCAATTCATAATTAAGCGATTCTTCTAAAATGTAAAGTGATCCTAATGTATTGGACTTGATACATTCACGAACTTGCTTTTCAGCAATACCAATATGTTTTGATGCTGCTAAGTGAAATACACCATTAACTCCTTTCATAGCCTGACGTACTTCAAATGGATCTGAAACGTCTCCCGTGAGAATTTCTATGGATGGAAATGATTGTTTAAGATCAATTAGTTTACCTTCATCTCTTGATAGAACACGGACTTTTGCACCGTCGTTTAAAAGTCTTTTAACGAGTGGTTTGCCTAGAAATCCACTGCCACCTGTAACTAAGAATAATTTGTTTGTGAAGTTATATTTTTTCATACTCTATTATAGATACTATTTGAATTGACTTGAAATTTTTTTTAATTAAGTGATTTTATTATTCCTGTTTTTTCATCATTGTCCAAAACAAAAGCAGGTCTACCAACCTTTTCGGATACTTTTTTTATTAACTCCATCTCGGCTTGTCTATTTAAATCGTGAAATACCATATGAGCGTTTGTGTCAAACAAATCTAGATGTGTATAAAAGCCACCTCTACCGTAGTTTCCGTTTGGTCCATCTATTATAATTAGATCATATTTTGGTACCAATTTTAATACTTCGGATAGTTTATTTGGATCGTACCAAGCAACTTGTTTTTCGTAAAACGGAAGGCATGATATGTCGTTGGGTGCTTTAAAATCTGTATTATTGTATTCTTTCAACGGAACGTGATATGCATTTGGGTGATTTAACCATTGCATATTGTGTTCAATTGAATATACATTATACCAAGTCAATAACAACTTAGTAGTAACACCACAACCAAATTCCAAAATAGAAGATCCTGCTGGTAATAAAAATCGTATTAAATCTACAGCTTGTTCTCCAATTGAACCTTTAATGAGCGTGGGATATTTTTCACTTATTTGAATCATAATACATCGTCTTTGTAAAAATATTGACTGTAATTTAGTTTTATAAAATCTGGCAAATCATTTACTATTTCACAATTTTCTAAAATATGCTTGTAATTTATAAATTTTTTAATAGTTTTTGGATCATTCAATTCTTGATGTGAAAAACTCTTAATTTTGTTTTCTATATTAACGCACCAGCTAAAATGATACCCCGCATTATTAATTACATTTATATCTTGTATAAAATCATTAAAATGTCTTATATTCCAAACGTTAAATATATATTTTTTATATATCAACGGATTAAACGCAACGGATCTTTGCCATCCGGTTTTTTTGTGTTTGAGACATTTACTATTAAAGTAATATTTTCTGTGATCCAAATTGAAATAATTAACTTTATCTTTTATAATTTTATCTTTACATTTTTCTAAAAATATTATTTCATCTACATCTACATTTACTACGATATCGTCGATATTAAAATCTATTTGTTCAAATAAATAATTTCTTTGTCGTTGTTCACGGGACCAAATATCTAAATCTAGTTTTCCTATATTATACGGATAGTTTTTTATTAATTCATAATAATCCAAATTCACATTCAAGTAAATAATTTTGTCATTATATTTAGAGAAAGCATCTCTATTTTTATAAAAATGATTTTCTTTTTTATTGCCTGAATATGTTTGTCCTGATTCTGTAATTACAAATTTATCAACATAATCATAATTAACATCTAATTGCAATTTTACAAAATCCAATTCATCATTTAATATGATAGAGTAATAAATCATTTTACTTTAAAATTTAACTGAGAAGAAAAAATAATTGGTTTAGATTTTATTTTTATACCAAATTTATTTGGTTCGCTTTTAATAAATTTATTATGTGGTATTTTAAACACATCTAATATCTTTTTAAAAATCAAATCATTTTTATATTCTGAATTTCTAATCAAGATAGTGTTTGATCTGTCTAATTGTAATACTGTATATCCAAACGATTTTAATGAATTTTCATATTCATAAATGCTTTCTTTAGAATGTATGTGTTCAAAAATTATATAATTTATATGATATTTATTAAAATCAATTTTTTTTACTATATCAATATCGGACCCTTCGGTGTCTATAAATAGACAATCTAAATTTTTAATTTTATATCTATTAAATAGACTTTCTATTTTGATACCTTTTATTATTCTACGATGAATATTTTCTTCTTTATGATTGCATTTTAACAAATGATTTTTATCCAGAGAAGAATGTGTGGTGACATTAGGATTTACATTAAAAATGCAACTTCCATCTTCATTTGAAATTACAACGTTTTCAAGATAAACATTTTTAATAGTGTCATAGTTTTTATAGATTTCATCATTTAGTTCTTCTAAAGGTTCAACCAATAACACGAATTCTAAATATTTATTAAAATATTTAGCAAATTTATTTACGTGATCCTTTCCGTTATTAGTGCCTATTTGAACGATTTTCATTTATATAGTTTGTTAAATGTTTTTTCCATCCAATACATCGTCTTAGAATTATCTCCGTTATTGGGAATAGCATTGAAGTGAAATATGTATCCCATATTCAAATAAGGCATATTTTCATTCAATGCTTCTCTACGATACAAATCTTGCATATTATATTCGTATGGCAAGAATTTCATATCGATGTTTTCAATTTGACACATAAAATTTAATACAGGTTGATCCGTGCCTGTAAAAAATGTTTCTTGCATTTTAACCAAATTTTCTTTATTTGCAAAGTAAAAATCTTTGACTTTATTGAAGAACTCTTTGTGGGATTTATTTAATATTAACACTCCTGAATTGAAGTATTTGGTTACGTCAAAATTGTAATTGTTGAAGATGTATTTTTTATAATTTTCTATACTTCTAAACAACCAATCATAAGATCCTATATTATTAACCACACAAAACTTGTCTTCAGCTACATCAAAGAAATTTGGTGCATCTGGATGTACAATAGTATCAGCGTCAACAATTAAAATCTTATCTACGTCAATATTTGATTGTTCTAATAAATCAAAAATAAACACTTTGTGCCAATTGGGCCGTAAGTCATCATATGGAAGAATAGGTTCTTCCAACACAACTAATTTAGCATTATGTTTATTACAGTAATGTTTCCAAGACTCAATTCCAAATTTATATGGTACTGTTCTACCTGGCTTTCTATCAGTCGCAATATTGATTATATAAACTACATTCATTTGTAAAATTGTTTTGTTTGATTCCAGATTTGATTAATTAAACCGTTTCTTTCATCGATGCTACATCCTGTAAAATGCCATATATGAGAATATTTAATAAAAAACGGAGTGTTATCTTCATTTAGTTGCCAATTATACTGCAACCAATCGTTTTTAATTAACCGCATTGTATTGAACCTAAAGTCTAAATATTTCTTTTGTACATTCAACTTATTAATTATTAAGTTTAAAACTGTTTGGTCTCGACCTGTATTTGGCACATTCCAGTTGTCTAATAATTGTTTGTTGTTTTTATAGAACTTTAATACTTCCTCAAATACATACTTATGATCTTTTGTAAAAAATAAAACGCCACTGTTAATGTATTGACACAAAGATATTGGAACATCTAACTCTTTAAAAGATTTTCTATAAGCATTAATACTGCTGTCCAACCAATTAATAGATTCATTATCTATGACTCCACAAAATTCGTTGGTATATTGATCGAAAAAATTTGGAGCAGACCAATTAGGCATTGTATCAAAATCCATCATACCAATCTTTTCATATCCTTCTACATAGTCAAAAACGCAATGTTTATTCCATTTTGGATGTGGGATATTATCTGTTAATTTGTCAACAAATATAAAATCAATGTTGTGTTTACGACAGTATGATTCCCAAGCTTGTTTGGTTATATTGTAATATCCACTATGATTAAATTTGGATTTACCATCGTCAATGGCAAATATAATGATGCAATTTTTATTCATTTAATTTCAACATTTTATCATTACTTACAATCGCAGCTTTTAATATAGATAAGTCCATTCCAACTTTATCTCCTAGTTTAGCAAGTGCTTTTGTGTCTTTAGGAAAACATTTACCACCAAACCCACGTTCTCCAGTAAATACTGCTGTATGTGACTTTGTAGTACGTGGATCCAACAACCACAAATCTCTAACTTCATAGTAATTCGTACCGAGTTTGTTACACAAATCGTACATTTCATTACAATAAGCAACCTTTAGAGCCAAATGTGTATTTACCATATATTTTGCCAATTCAGCATTTATAGGATCGGTGACTCTGTAGGTTTTACTTGGACCAGTAATTGGTGTATAAATTTCAATAATTTTATAACAAAGTTCTTTTTTACCACCAAAAATAAAGAAAGGTGTTTGTTTAACATCATTAGTGAAAGCTTCTGGAGTCCAGTGTTTAGATTCACCTGCAAATTCTGGGCTAAATACAATATCTTTTTTAAATTTTGCAATCAATCTGTCGGTGGTACCAACTTCAACGGTTGATTTTAAAAGAATCAAAGGCGTTTGAATCCAGCTTATACTCTCTTCAACGATAGTGGTATTGCAACTACCATCCTCATTTTCTGGGGTAGGAACGCAAACTACTGCTAAATCACACTTATTGATGTCCTCCTTGGTATTTGATAAAATATATGCTGGGTCATATATAAAAACCTCGTAGTGATTTTTGAAAAAATCGTAGAATGCTTTACCTACATACCCATTGCCAACGATTCCAATCTTAGTTTTTAATTTGCTCATAAATTCTATTCCAATTACTCAACCATTTTTCTTCTGTATAATATATTTGATATAAATCCCTAGATGATGTTGAACAGTGATTATAAAAAGATTTATCGTCCCGTAATTTAATTGCTAATTCGTTTGCTTTTTCAATATCACCTATATTAACGCTCAATTCAGGATGTAAGGTTTCCTGTGTATCTAATCCTTTATATCCAATGCAAGGTATACCCAAATAAGCACAATTGAGTGCGAATGTACCTGCGGCGTGAGTACGCATTAAGTGTATACCCACATTAAAATTTGCAAGTGCTTGTATCCACTCATTCCACATCATATATGGTAGATGATGTAAGCTAGGAAATTGATCTTCATTTTCTATCTTACGCCCCATACTAGGGATGAAGATGGGTTTATTAAAGTTTTGTGCTACAAAGTAACTGTCTACACCGCCATACCAACTACAGAAATTACCACCTATAATAGGCATTTGATTGTTTTGACGGGGTACATCTTTGACAACATCTTCGATCATAAGAGATTGAAGATTAAATGTGGGTTTTTTAAATATACCTTTGAAGTATGGAATATCACTCTTATTGTGAACCAACAAGAAATTCATCTCGTTTAAGAAATTAATATAGTTAACTTGATCTGCGTATTTATAATCTTGATAATACCAAGCTGGACCTTCTTGCATTACTGATACTTTTTTACCAATAGATTTACAAATGTCTAAAATCTGATTTGTATTAATTATCTCCAATTTCTTTGGTAAAATTATGATGGCTAAATCGTATGTTGGTACTTTATTTTGACAAATATAATCAAAAGATAGATGATCCGCATTTAACGCAATTTGCCAAGAAAATTCTGTACGGCAGTTTGAAAAGTTACGAGGAATCTTACCAACGTGTCCGTTTTGACTGATAAAACAAATATTCATAGGTTTTTCTTAAAATCTTCGTAAGTATAAAACTTACCTGTATTATTGAATAGACTATTTAAATTGTGTTGAGACATTTGTTTGAATACTTGCCACCAGTCTCCTTTTTCTTTTCCACAGAATCCTCTTGGGTTATTTTCATTGTCAATATACATACGTTTATTAGGATGTCTACGTGCGTGTACTTTCAAAACATTTTTAAAGATGATTTGTAAGTATTTATCCCCAAGTATTTTCTGTGCCATCATTGACAAACTTTCATCGTCATTATGAATAAAACAAGGTGGTATATTTACCCCGCATTTTATTAAGTCGGATGTTAACACCAAACAAGAACCATCAATTTTTGGATAATTAAGAGTTTGTATATCAATTTGTTCTATTTCAGAATTAATTGCATTCATCTGTTCTATTGACATACAAGACTTGGCTTGATTGATATTGTCAACGTCTTTATCATTATAAACGTGATTTATAAATTTAGGATGGACGGTTGTATCCCAACTATTATCCCATAACTTTCTATCTGCAAAACAAGCTATAAATCTGTATAGTCCTTGTTTTCTAACTACAGGTGTTAGTTGTTCCAGTGAAATTATAGCTTCTTTTGGAAACAAACTATCAGTTTCACCCCAAATTACATAATCAGCCTTTTCACAGTATTTTGTATTAAACTCTCTTCTATAATTGGTTTGGGTATAAAACTCATTGTCATTATTAATTATTTTATAATGAACATTAGGCAATTCTTTTAGTCTAGACAGTTCGTTCTCAAATCTATCAGTTAAATCATCATTGGACGTTTTTGATGTATCTATTTTTTCAAAGAATTGCGATGTGTTAAATGCAAAATCTAAATATACATTTTCTTTATTATCAACTGTAGACAATAGGTTTAATAACCCATCAATATAGGATTTAAACATTTCAATTTCATAAAACATTACGTGTACACCAATTGCATATTTGTTCTGGATTATCATATTACTTCTTTTTTAGAACTACCAAGGATCCTGGCCACCCATCATCAATACATTCTTCTACGACATTATAATAGTCTAGTACAGTTTTATATCTAACTCTATCTTTGAAGTCGTGTACATATACTATACCATTGTCTTTTATATAGTCAAGTGCTTTGTAGGCACAAAAAACTCTTGCTCTACCATCTACTAGAACTTTATCAAACTTTTTATTATATGAAGATATACTGTTTATATATCTTACATAACAATGCCAGTCATCTCCTCCTCTAGTTTTAGAGTAATATATTCCGTCTTTTATTTCAACGTTGTTTGTTAGTTTTAACAAATTTGAAGCTTCTTTATCTAAAGATTCATCCAGAATGATTTCGTGGTTTGATATATGTTTATAGTTTACATTTTTAATATTCTTTCTGGTTAAAATATTATTAACTTCGTTATACCACTTATAATCGTGTTCTACTGAATAATATTCATTTACATAATTACAAAAATTATAAGTGCTGCCACCAGATCCCCACTCAAATACATCATCTGATTTGTTTAAATATTTAATAAAGCACGATACTTGTGTCGCGCTCATCATTATTTCTGGATGTTGATCTTTAAATAAACTCATATTAATTTATTATGTTTTTAACTACGTGTTGTGCAATATACTCTGGGGATCCCATTTCGTCAAATGTTTTTTGTTGGTTAGATATCATAAGTTCAGATATACTATTATAGTCATCTAATGCACCTTCAATTATTTGATTAATGTCTGAAAAATCACTATTGCAATTAAAACACGATGAATCTTTATTATAGATATATGGACCAGTTTTAACATTTGGTATAGATGGCTTTATTATAACAGTGCCTGTTAACAAACATTCAATTTCTCTAATGTTAACTTCACCATATCCAAATGGAGATATACAAAATTTACTATCTTCTAATACTTTGAAATATTCTTCTTTGTTTAACTTACCTGTTTTTTCAGTAGTAACTACTTTGCATTTAAGCTTATTTACCTCTTCAAAAAGTTTCAATCTTGATTGATTATAATATCCATCAGTACGTATTCCGTGTTCATAATTTTCTTTTGAAAGGCCTATTAATACAGCCACATCATATTTTTTATTTGGTTTAATTTGATTCCATTTAAAGCCAAATCCGTAGGTATTTAACCAATTAGTGCCACTGCTTACTAATTTATCGTTAAGTAAAGATAGATCTGATTTATCAAGTTTATAACCATTCACATCTTCTCCCCAAAACCATCTACCATTTGGATGAGGATTTAAATAACTTTCTTTGTTTTTGTGAATTACGTTTTTTGCTAATTTTATCCCAGGCAATTGTTTGAAAACGTCCCATACTCCCATTAATGTAGAAGAATCTTGACCATCGAATAAGATATAAGGTTTATCAAGTTCACTAAGAAATTTGACACCATTTTCAACTGATTGATTCAATGGTAATTTTTTATCTATTACCGAAGCTTGTCCTACAAAATAAATGTCAGCTTTACTATTGTCTTCTACAAACTCAACACCATACTCACGAAATGCATTTGATGAATATATGTACGGTCTAAATGTTGTTTCGTTACGGTGTTTATCTAATTCTAAGATCTTAATTTTCATTTTTTTTCAATTAATACTTGCCATCCCTTACTCAATAGATTTATCTTGCTTTCATAACATTTTAAAAATGATTCTATGCCAAATCTACAATTGCCCCATCCATAGTCATCAAATAGTATTCTACCTCCTGGTTTTAATAGATCAAAACACATTGCGGATTCGTACATTACATAATCTGGTTCGTGACAACCATCTAGGTATATGAAATCAAATATATTTTCAAATTGATCATTTGTTACAAATTTTGAATTTAATTTGTTACCCAGCATCTTTTTAAAGAGAAGTTTTGAATCTATTTCATAAAATTCACATTTGTTGCCTTGAATATAGGGTTCTAGATTTTGATCTACATATAATGTCAATTCATCACCGAAGTCAAATGGAAGATCTCCACGTTTGTAAGATCTTGTGTTCAAAATATCTATGGTTATGATTTTTGAAGTTTGATGAGTTAAAATATTCTCTAACAACCAAACAGCAGATCTACCGTGACCTGTTCCAACCTCTAAAAACAAAAGATCAGATACATTTTCATATTTACTCAAATAGGTAGACCAGTTTTGAATATTCAAAGTAAAATCATCTTTAGGGGAAAAGAAATGATTTGGATATGTATAAATTTCGGATTTTGTAAAATCTCCATACTTTTTTCTTAGTTCTCTGTTATTCATTTTTGGATGCATATATAACCTTCGTAATCGTATAGCGGTCTTGTGAATTTTTCTGTTGGTCCATATCCAATAGGTTTAACTATTTCTATGTAGTCGTTGTTTATAAGATCGTCCATTGCTTTTCTTAACTCGGGAAATACACCTATATCATCATATATGAAATACTTCTTTAAATTATTAGTAGATCTGAATTTCAGTGATCTCACAGTATCATCTATAACAGCGAAATATGTATGCTGTGCATCTATAAAAAATACATCTCCATAATCTAGAGGCAAAGTGGTGTTATAAACATCTTGTGCGTAATATCTGACATTTGGTCTATTTTTATTAAACTCTCTAGCCATATCTACATTATCATAGTTAAAACCCACTACTTCTTTAAATAGATAACTTAATATTCTAGTTGAGTGACCTCTATTACTTCCTATTTCTAAACAAACACTTTCTTTGAATTCTGGTTTATCAAAAAATTCAAATACATCACGTTTAAATTTATGACTAGTGGTAGTACTATGTTCAAATTTATCTGGTATGTCTTTTAATAATTCATCTATTGTCATATTATTTTACAGCGTATCCTTTGTTTTCACTAAGGCTGAAATTTTTGTTGTATTTCATATTTGTTTCACGTTGTTTCTCAATCGTTTTATTGTGAATTAACGCAATATCTTTTTGAGGAGGTATGAAAGCATAAGATTTATAACCTTCAACCTTTTCGTGTAATCTTCGTTCGTATCTAATATGAGGAAGATTTTTATAGAGACGGGATTGGTAATCTGGAAAGTTAATCATACCATCGTGATAATTCCAACCCCACATTTCAATGTCTTGTTGTGTTACCCCAACAAAATAATTAAGTCGGGGTAACCACAATGTTTCATTGTTTGAATTTGATTGTAATAATTCGTCTATGTTTTCAAGTAGAACATCAGTTGGCAATTCATCCGCATCAATTTGAAATATCCAATCACCTTTACACAGACTAATGCCATAATTTTTATGAGCACCATAATCATTTTCCAATTTCTTTTGTTGAAAATTAACAAATGATTTGTGTTTCTCAATTATAGAAATTGTATTGGGATTGTCCGAGTAATCATCTAACAATACAATTTCGTGGTTGTTCTTTTTATAACTGATCAATTTAGATAACAATGTATCCAAACAATCAGTTTCATTATGTGCGGTGACTAGATATGATAAAAACATATTACAACATTTTTAGTTTTGGTAGAACAATCTTTGGTTCTTCTTTGTTTTCTGTATTAATTGCTTTTAACTTGGGTAATACAAATGTATTTTCTGTTGCAAATTGTGGAACATACTTATCAAGAATTGCCCACAACTTTTGATCCATTGCTTGTACACTAAACTTTTGTTCATTTTCCACACGCAATAATTCAGCTGGTTTAGTAAACTTATCACTCTTACGAGCAAAATACAATTGTTTAAATTTGTCTTCTGCCAATGAATAAGAAACTTTGAACCACTTGCTTTCTTTTAGAATCCATTGATTAACGGACTTTGGATCTACATCTACCAATGTTCCTGGCAACAAATTGGCATATCTTTCATTTAAATAGTCTAACTGACCACTCCAATTTGGAGCCAATAAAGGTTTTCCACTGAGTGTAGCTAGTAACATTGGATGTCCGAATCCTTCGCCGTGTGTAAATGATACGTGTGCCAAGATCTTTTCGTGATTCAACAACGCATTCATTTCAACGTCATTCAATTCACCGTGTAACAGATATACATTAGGACAAGCATCGCCGAATGAGTTTTTAACTCTTTTGATCTTATCCAACATATCAAATCGATCAACTGTACTATACCCACTGCCGCTTGTTTTTACAATTAAACAAGGTCTATCATTTGGATTGTTGTTTTTAAATGCGGTGCAGAATGTTTTGATCAAATTACCAATATCTTTTCGATCATTGTATAATCCACCGTGAGTCCATTGACCTACGAATAAAAATGCACTCTTTTCTGGAATTTTACTCAAGGATTCGTCTACTGTCTCAACAGATTGATCTGTCTTTTTATAAACATTCGTATCTGCACCCCAGAAACAAACTTCGATTGGTTTATTTACTTGAATTGGTTCTTTCTGACCATTTTCGTGTTGTTTAACCATTTTGGTATCAAGAAACACTTTCTTAACGTGTTCAGAAAGACCAATTGTAAGATTCATTTTATTGATACCTTCGATCCAACTGCCAGGTGAGATAGTTGTTTCGATGCCTGCTGTCATACCAATATTGTACTTTCCAACTGGGTGAAACTCTTCTGGGATAGTTAATTGGATAAATAGTTCTGGTTGCTTATTTAAGTTTCCTTGCAAAATGCAACCAGCTACTAATCTATCTTCTGGATCGGTTAAATCTTCCAAGAATCTTTTACTTGGACAAGCTCCCCATCTTGTGGGTGCAATTTTGACATCATATTTATTCTGACGGATTAAGCTCTTGGCTACGGCCGTAGCCCAATCGCCATATCCACTTCGATTAAATACTGGACCTGAAATTAAACATAATGGTTTACTCATATTATTTTTGATTAAATTGATTGTTGTCTCTTTCTGCAATTAACTGACTATATTTTTTGGGTGTTTCTGATTTGTTTGAGTTAGCGTATAACTCTTCGATTGTGGTTGATTTTTTAGATTCGGTCATCACGTTATCTTTTTTTTTAACATCGGTACTACCGAATCCGCCGTCACCTCTATTGGTAGAATCCAATTCATCTACTAAAACAAACTCAACATTTTCTACCTTGGTTACTTTTAGTTGACAAACTTTATCACCCTTATTATAAAGTTTAGTAAAGTTAACATATCCTTCCAATAGGTTATCAGTTCTAATCTTATAGTCTTCTGGTTGCCAGATATACTTGAAACGAAGCAATACTTCACCACGATAATCTGCGTCAATCAATCCAATACAGTTGGCTAATACTAGATTGTACTTACTGACACTACTGCGAGGAAATGCTAGAATGTCATAGTCCAAATCGTTATAACCAAAGTTACTGAATTGACGATCTTTTTGAACTGCCAACTTAAGATTGGTCTTGTATTGAATGTAGTCAATGCGTTTGTATGCACCATTCTCATACTGTTCACCAACGATTTCTGGATCACTCGTAACAACTACATCAAAACCAGTAGCTCTATCAGTGCCTTTCTTGGGTAGATTGTCAGTAGACTGATATGTCTCGTTCTTTAATACTTGAATCGTCATAGGGATGAAACTTCTTTTTTGATCTTATCAACATCGATCTTGTGTAAATCGATACCCATTTTTCCGTTGGGTTGACTCTTAATATCATACCCATACTCGGTGAAAATATCAAACTTTTTAATTGGTTTAAAGTTCTCTAATGTAAAGTCCATAGCTTTAATGAACTGATCACACATATTCTTACTATTAATACCACCTTCATTCATTGCCCATAGTCTTCCTTCAAGACCACATTCTTCACGCTTTTCTGGACCAGCTAGATACCAATACATAATTGCATCCGCAATATCTGAATAATTGGTTAAATCATCCAAGATATATGGTGTAGGAGGACTACCTTGCATATTTTGTACCTTTGGCCAAACTGGTTTAGCCCACTTACCGTGCTTTGTATATTTACCAGAAGCATTGGTACCAAATTCCAAATTGAATTCAATTGGATTGCCATTATCATCTACAATTCCCAATTGGTCTTGTAGACCTCCTGTTACTGTTGCAATAACTGGAGTACCACACATAATAGCTTCAGCCACACTTAGACCAAATCCTTCGTTTGAACTTACATTGGCTAGTACATCTGCTAGATTATAAAACCCAGTCATTTCTTCAGGCGACCAACGTGATTCATTGAGAACAACTTTATACTCTGGACAAATAGATGCAATTGTAGCTACTAGATCTGTACCAGCTTCACATACTTTATCAGTATGCATTACCAACGCACATTTACTGGCTTCTTCTTTTGTTAGAGAGTCGCAAAACGTTCTGAATGCCAGAATAAGATTTGCTGGATGTTTACGATGAGCATTTCTACTATTAAATGCTACGATGAAATTGTATTCGCCATCACCCAATAGTTCTTTTTTAATCTTTTGAACCAAAGGATTGTTCTTTTCCAATACTCTAAATTCATTGCTGTTGATGCCGTGTGGTACCAAGTGCAATAGATGTTTTCCGTTTACTGGCATATTATAGGTTCTCCTTCTTTACAATGTTTCCGTTGCTGTCAAAATCACCAAAGATACTGGTACAATTTTCTGGTCCAAGTACCCATTTATTGATATTATCTGTTTGTCTGCTGATTGCAAATAATGCATCACAACACTTATAGAATGGCTTGTTCCACATTGGATATGGTAGATCATCCCAAATGTCGAGATATGTTAGAGGAATTCTGGCACGAATTTGATTTTCAATATTATACAACCATCCCCAAAAACGTGGATCTGTGAAATGCATAATAGCATCTGGTTTTTCCAGCGACATAATCTGGAATAAAATTTCCTCATCTCCATAACCATCAACAGGATACAGTCTAAGATAGTTATCATTACGGCCATTTAACTTATCCACCGCTTCCTTCATATCTACAATTTTACCTTGTTCTGGATGTTTTATAGCCCCAGCGATTTGTACCCAATCATAATGATGTACGGTGCCCAAAACCAGTTCTCTTGACATTGTTGCGATTCCACTATGCATTCTTAGATCGTCGCTCAATAATAGTATTTTTTTCTTCTTCATTTAGATTCCTTTGTAGATAATTGAAATGGTTGATTGTAACTAAGTTTTTGACAAACACTCTCACTTATTTCGGTTTGAAAAGCATCATCTGTCAAGTATCTTTCCAGACATTTGTTTACAAAATCTTGGAATGATATTTTTCCACGAATATTAAGTTCTTTAAACTGAGTGTATAACTCTTGATTAAGTTTTACTGTAGTAACAATTTGTTCCATAACATATGTGTATATGTATATATGTACATATGTTTACTATTAATTATAATTTACTTGCTTTTCCATCACAGTTTGTTTTGTGATGAATGCAATATTTGCAATTTTTCTTGGCTTTGCCGGGAACTTTTATATATTCGTTTACTTCGTTATAATTTCCCTCTTGGGTAAATCCATAATCAAGAAACTCAACAAATGATTTAATCGACTCTTTGATGATAGTTGGACCCGCAGATGGTTTAAATACCTGAATTCTGCTTTGTGGAAAACTAGCATTTTCATATAGTTTTCTTTTAACAATGAAAAATTCTACTTCAATGTTATTTAGAGGAACATTAAACTTTTTGCTATAAACACTTTTGTACAGATGTAATTGCGCAAGTTTGCTTACATCTTCTTTCATATAACTATTCCACCCATTGCTAGATGTCTTGAAATCAATAATACGATAGTACTCTTTATCCCTTTCTTTTAGAACGATATCAATAAATCCAACGAATTCCACGTTATTCTTAATTGGAATTTCCAAGGGAATTTCAATACCTACCAGTTCATAGTCTTTGGTTGGGAAATACTTTAATCTATTAGCGGATTTACAAAAAGTATCAATGATATCATTGCCGTCGAAAATAAAGTCGGTAAATTCTTCTTCATTTACATCTTTTACTTTTTTAATCTCTTCATTGAACTTATCAAGAAACAACTTCTTTACATCCAAAGAATCAGCAATACCCACTCCTTCTTTATAGAGAGAAGTAAGATATGTTTGAAACGCATGATGAATTGCTGTTCCGAATGTGGTATTAATGTTATCATCTTTAACTCTTAGATTTTTAACATAATCTAAATACCATTTATGTGGACATTTCAAAAATGTAGAATATTGGCTAAAGCTGACTCGTTTCTTTTTTATTTCTTTAAGTTCCTCAGTTGACATTCTATCATCTTAATGTATAATTAATTAAAGTCAACTTATAAAAACTATATATTGTATATGAACAAAATATTATTAACTCTATTAATGTCGGTCAATCTTGTCGCAAATGATCTATATCTTTACGATACACACGAACAAATTGAAATAACCGAGGTTATCAACAATAAACTTAGTGTATTAAACGTCCAAATTGGTAATACCTTTACACTTACAAACAGTTTGAATGTAAACACTCAAACCAATAGCACTGCTACATATGTGTTACCATATAGAATTGCTATACATCAACGAGAAAGCACTAGTACCTATTTTAATCAAACATCAACTGAATACAACAATGACTTTAAGTTACCATCTGTTATTGTAATAAAAGACTCTTTGTTTAACTTCACTAATAATGGGGAGTTATACTGTGTAAGTGAAAGTGGTCCTACCAACACAATTTTAACTTCATTGTGTTCAATTGTATTTAATAAAACAAGTTTCTTCTTAAAATCAAGCGATAAGTATACTCAGTTGTATGTTGTTGGCGGTAACATTACAGTATTGGATAACAAATCCAAGAAAAAGAAAGATTTAAAAGAAGGAGATTATTTGGTAGTAACCCCACAAGTTATACTAAATCCAAGAGAAGCTACTGTTACCAAATTGGGAAATAGCTTTAGTATAAAAGAAGTGGAAGATGAAGAAAAAGAAGCTCATACCAAATCCATTCAATCTTTGAAATCCAAGTTGGATAACACATTATTTGTAAATTACGGTCAAAATATTTTTGGTTTTAAATTAAAATGAAATTAGATCACTTAGATTCTTTAACAGAAGACGAATTGGCAATGCTATGGTTTTGCGTTAATAAAGTAAACCCATCAGTATTAGCGGGTATAGAATTGGAACCATCGTTGTTTGTTGCTATTAAACACAAAAAATTGATGGACCGATTACTACAATGTGCGCAGTATGTAAAAGAAGAACATCATTCGGTTTTTACTGGACTTGTGAATAAGTTGAAGGTATAGTAATGGTATGTATCAAAATATTTTTGTTTCAAAGAAAGACAATATTGTTCATTTGTGGGATGATAAAAAGGGATATGTAACTGTTCCTTATCGTCCATACGCTTATCGCAAACGTGAAGGTGGAATGTATCGTAGTATATATGGCGATGAATTGGAAAAAGTTTATAAATTCAATCCAAAAGATCCATCTTTATTTGAAAGTGACGTTCCAGCGGAAACTCGTATTTTAATTGATGCTTATGAAGATAGCGACGAACCATCTGAAGGACATCGTGTTGTTTATCTGGATATTGAGGTTAGTACTGAAGGTGGATTTCCAAACGTAGACGAAGCAGACAAAGAAATCACAGCTATTGCTATCTATGATAGTGTAACAGCAAAGTATACCGCTTTCATTCTTGATAAAGAATATAAGTTAAAAGATTTCTCCAAAGACAATGTAGAAGTGTTGAGTTTCACTGAAGAAGGTAGTTTGTTGATGCATTTTCTAACCAAGTGGGAAGAAATTCAACCAACTATTAGTACTGGATGGAATAGTGATAACTTTGACATGCCTTACTTGTTCCGACGTATGAAAAATATTGTTGGTCCAAATAATGCAAAACGTTTGAGTCCAATTCAAGTTGCTTATGTCAATGACTGGAATAAGAAAGTCATTGTGGCTGGCGTGACTCATTTGGATTATATGACTCTTTACAAGAAGCTCAATATCAAACAAGAAGCAAGTTATGCTCTTGGAGCTATTGGTAAAAAGATTGTGGGTATGGAAAAGATTACCTATAAGGGTAGTTTAGATGATTTGTATAAAGCTGATATTCAGAAGTATATTGAATATAACTTGAATGACGTACAAATCATTGTTGCATTGGAGAAGAAGTTACAGTTTATTGAATTGGCTAGGGCTATTTGTCATAAGGGACACGTTCCATACGAGTGGTATGAAATGAGTTCCCGATTCATTGAGGGTGCTATTCTTATGTATCTTCGTCGTAAAGGACAAGTTGCTAAAAATAAATCATTGGAAGGTCGTGATGAATATGAGACTCAGATGGAAGACAATGAGCAAGGCTTTGAAGGTGCTTATGTTAAAGCTCCTACTCCCGGTCGTTATGATTGGGTGTTTGACTTGGACCTTACATCAATGTATCCGAATATCATCATCAGTCTTAACTTATCACCTGAAACTAAAGTAGCGGTTATTAATAAGATCGAATATGATGATTGTTATATTGATGATCGAACCAAGGAAATTCGTGAAGACTATGAAAACCTAAGTGATGGCGCTCAGAAGAAAACTCCATTTAATCAATATCTTGAACAACGATTATACGCATTTAATGCTCGTTTGTTTGCTCAAGACAAGATTAGCAAATATCACGTGGGATCAACTGTTTATACCAATGAAGAATTTAAACAATTGGTTACTCAAAGCAATTTAAGTATTGCTAGTAATGGCGTATTGTGTAAAAAAGACAAGACTGGTGTTATTCCAGAAATTCTAGTAAAGTGGTTCGATGAACGTAAAGATCTTCGTAAACTAGCTAAGAAGCATGCAGATGTAAAAGAATGGGAAAAATATGAATTTTATGATGGTCGTCAAAAAGTGCAAAAAGTATTACTTAATTCAATCTATGGTGTATTGGGTCTACCGATCTTTAGATTTTATGACAAGGATAACGCGAGTGCTGTTACCATAACTGGTCAAGATATTATCAAATCTACTGGTAAAGCTATCAATGAGTGTTTCAAACGTTCATTGAATGAGAAAGATGGAGATTGGGTCATCTATACAGATACAGATAGTTGTTTTGCTAGTGCATTACCTATCATCAAAAAGAATATGCCTGATATTGATCTAAATGATGAAAAGGCAATGACAGAAGCTATTCTAAAAGTAACTGGTGATGTACAATCATTTGTTAATAAGTTCTACGATGTAATGGCAAAACGATACTTCAATATTGAGAAACATCGTTTTGATGCAAAACAAGAAGTTATTGCAAAGACCAGTTTCTGGTTGGCTAAGAAGAGATATGCTCAGTTTATCATCAACAAAGCTGGTATTGAGTGTGATGAAATGGAAGTAAAGGGTATCGACGTAGTTCGTACATCATTTCCAATTCGTTTTCGTAAGTTTATGCAAAAGTTCTTGGATGATATGTTACGTAAACTTCCAAAAGATCAGATTGATGCTAGTATTCTTGAATTCAAAGATAATATGACAAGTTATCCAGTTATTGAAATTGCTAAGAATACCAGTGTAAAGTTTAAGAGTCAAAATGGTGATAATGATTACAATCCAAAGACAAGACATCCATTTCAGTTTATGGATGGCACTCCAGCACAAGCTAAAGCTGCTTTGGCCTACAATGATTTGTTGAAGACTTGGAAGTTGGATAAAGAGGTACCAGAGATCTTCCACGGTCAAAAGATCAAGTGGGTATATCTAAAACAAAATCAATATGGTATTGACGGTATTGCTATGAAAGCAGATGGTACTGATCCAGATCGTATTATGGAGTTTATTGAACAGTATGTAGATAGAAATGCTATGTATGAACAAGAACTCAAAGGTAAATTATTGGACTTCTACAATGTATTAAATTGGGATTATCCTAATGAAACAGATGTTAAATTGGGAGAGTTCTTTAGTTTTTAAAAGTTATGAAAAAATATAGTGAGTTATTGACTATACCTGAAGAAGGATGTAGTTTGGAGTTTAAAACGAGTCTTAACACTGTAATTGCGAATAAATATGAACGTGTTGTTATTGGACAACGAGGTCCATATATTGAATTTACAACCAATCAAATACTATGCGATAAATTGTTTATTCCTAAAAATCAGTTGTATAGATTAAGCGATCCAAAAGTATATTATATTGAGTTTAGAACAAACGATGATAGTAACGTAAAAGTATATTATCAAATGCGTACAGTCGCATATGCAGATTATAAAATAGGATCATTTTATATTTCACCATCTGAATTGTTCGTAAATAATATGAAGTGTTTATCTGAAAGAAATCAGTTCAATGAAAACGTAGGGTTATTTTTCGAATTCAACAATTGACAAACAAGTTGGTATCGGTTAACATTATAGAGTATGAAGAAACAAGTATTAAATACATTTATTGACAAATATTCACTCAACGGAACCATTGAAAGTGTAAAGTGGGTCGTTGACAACAAAAACAAGCAGATCAAAACATCATCTATCAGTGATGACAAAAACGTGGTAAGTTATGTGTCTATCAAAGACGACGCTGGTTTGTCTGAAGCTGAGATTGGTATCAATGATACTGCAAAACTCAAGAAGTTGCTCGGTGTGCTTACAGACGACGTAAACATTACGTTTAACAAACGTGATGAAAAGATTGTATCACTATCACTAAACAGTGAAAGTACTGATGTACAGTATGTTACTGCGGATCTTAGTGTTATTCCAAAGGTACCTGATCTTAAGAAGTTGCCTCCATTTAACTTGGAAATTCCTCTTACAAAAGAGTTTGTAACAACATTTGTAAAAGCAAAGAGTGCTTTGAGCGATGTTGATACTATGACTTTTACAAAAGACAAGAAGGATAAAATCAAGCTGACTATTGGATACAGCAGTGTTAATAGTAATCGTATTAATATTGATGTTAAGCCAGTTGAAGGAAAAGATAGTCTTGGTAAGACTATTCACTTTAGTGCTAAGTATCTAAAAGAAATTCTCACTAGTAACGGTGATTGTGAAAATGCTGTACTAAAGATCAGTGATGCTGGTATTGCACACGTTGAGTTTAACAACGAGTTGTTTAACAGTTCTTATTATCTAATTGACATCAAGAGCGTAGATTAATATCTATTATGAGTTTCTTTGAAGAAGAGAAGTCTGTTAATACAGAACAGCATAGTCTTTGGGCTGAAAAGTATCGTCCCAATGTACTAGACAATTATATTTGCAATGAACAACTTAAAAGTATTCTTAAAGATTTTATTTCCAAAAAGGATATTCCACATTTGTTGTTTTATGGTAATGCTGGTACTGGCAAGACTACGGTTGCAAAGATTTTAACAAACAACATTCCTTGTGATGTGATGTATGTTAATGCATCTGATAACACTGGTGTAGATTTCGTTCGTGACAAGATTAGACCATTTGCATCTGCTATGGGTTTTAATGATCTAAAGATTGTTATTTTGGATGAATCAGATTATATGTCTACCAATTCACAAGCGTCACTTCGTAATTTGATGGAGACATATAGTAAGACCACTAGATTTATTCTAACGTGTAATTATGTAGAAAAGATCATCTCTCCATTGATTAGCCGTTGTCAAGTGTTTCAGATCGAACCTCCTGCTAAAAAGGATGTAGCTTTGTATACCAAGAACATTCTGGATAAAGAATCTATTAAGTATGAACTTGCTGATTTAAAGACTTCTGTTGATAGTTTTTATCCAGACATTCGTAAGATTGTTAATTTTATTCAACAGAGTTCCACAAATGGAACTTTGAAGTTGATCAAAAATCAAAGCGCAAACTTTGAACTTAAGACCAAGTTGATTGAATTACTAAAGAATAGTAAGACAAACACTAAGTCTTTTAACGAAATCCGACAGTTAATTGCTGATGCCGGTACAAAGTCGTTTGATGAACTTTACACAGAGTTATATTCTAAAGTTAATGAATATGCAATTGGTAAAGAAACATTAATTATTATAGAAATTGCAGAATATGTATATCAGAGTAGTATGGTTGTAGACAAAGAAATTACGTTTATGGCTTGTATTGCTAAGATTATAAAATCGTTAAATAAATAATATGATATATTACCACACATTCAAAGATTTAAATATTAAAGGTATTTATGATCACGAACCTCATTTGTCATCATTTCAATTTCCTGACTTAACTAATAAAAGTGTATTAGATGTAGGATGTGCTTCTGGATATTTTTCTAAATTATTTTTTGAACGAGGTGCTAGTTCTGTCACTAGCGTCGATATAACGACATCCGTAATCGATGTGATAAAACAAAAAACGGGATATAATATTAATATAATTAAAAAAGATCTATATGATATCGATTTTAATAATCAATTTGATTTTGTATTTTGTGGATCATTATTGATGCATTCATTTTATCCAATGACTTTATTAAAAATTGTATATAATGCATTAAATGACGGCGGACAATTTGTTTTATCAACAGGCGGAATTGATGGAAACGAACCGTATATAAGAACCGAACCTTATTTGGGTCGAAGTAGAGGAGATGTTGAAAGTGAAGTAAAATCAGCAAATGAATCTATATGGTGGTTGTCAAAAAAATCAGGCATTGATATGTTAAACACAGTCGGTTTTCGAAATGTAGAATATAAGTCATCTTACTATTTGAATTCGACTGAATATGGCGCTTCTATAGGTCATAATTATTCATCATTACATCACATTTGGCACGCTTATAAAAATTAATATGACCGACAAACATTATTATTGCACTAGTTTATCAGGAGAATGTTCGTATAACACGTGTATAAACAGCGATTTAACGGTTTCTTGTAATTGCAACGATGATAATGGATCCGGCCAAATTGGAGATTTAAATCTTGACTCATTTGAAAGTATTTGGAAAGATGAAAATAAGGGGGCGCAAAAATTTAGAAATTTATTATCAATCGGAGTTTTACCAACACAACAGTGTTTGGGGTGTCATTCTTTAAGAGTAGTTGATAAAGAAACAGCTCTTCAGAAATCAAGTATTAATAATTATACAGAAGGATTGATGATTGAAAATGGAATTGCATGTAATTTTTTATGTAAATGTCCACGATATAATTTACCAAATGTAAGAAAGAAACCAAAAATGAACTTAAACGAGACTGAAGTTGTTGCAAAACTTTGCAATAGTTTGAGTCTCAAAAATATTTATTATTTTAATTTAAATGAACCATTTGCATCTAATACTATATTACAAGAGTTGGAGTTAATAAGAACATATAATCCAACTGCAAAAATTTACATATCAACAAATGTAAGTTTAATAAATAATGAAAATGCAAGAAATGCAGCGCTTATAGTAGACGAACTTATTTGTTCAATCGATGGGTCATCACAAGAAAAAGCGGAACTATATCAAGTAAAAACTAAATTTAATATAGTCATAGACAATTTAAAAAAATTAATAGAGTTAAAAAACAAATTAAATAAAAGTACAATAATTAATTGGAAATATGTATCTTTTATTTGGAATGATGACGAAATAGAAATAAACAGAGCCATAGAAATGGCAAAATTAATAGGGTGTGATAAAATAAGTTTTTGCATTGGTTATACGTCGGACGGAACTAAAAGCGATTTATTTGATAAATTGTTTTTTAAAAACAAAAAAACTATAGATGAAGGGTATTATAAAGTAATATATTTTAAATAATATGAAAAATGGATTATATTGTTCAGCTGGATACAATTGGTTCAGCATTGGAAGTGAAGGTAGAGTAAGCACTTGTAACGCTCTTATATATAGGGCAGACTCTTATTTAGGTAACATCATATATGATGATATAAAACTAAGATCAGATGAGATTGGATTTAGATGTCCAAACCAAGAATGTTTACAAGTTTGCGATAGACATTGGGCTAGAAAGAAAGTTTATAAAAATGATGTCGAACTTGATTATCAAGAGATTATAAATTTAGAACCATATTCTTCGAAAAAAAGAGCAGTATCTATATTATTTGCTCCTACTTGGAAATGTAACTATTCCTGCAAATATTGTACACTTCCAACAAAAGAAACTTATCCTGATATTCCAGATGTGTGTGATCAATTTACAGCCGAACAGTGGATAGAAGCATTCTCTAGATTTTTTGATACCAATGGTATAGACGGTGGAATTTGGCATACAAATGGCGGTGAACCATTATATTATAATGGCATTGAAAAGTTGTTTACATTTTTCTCTCAGAAAAATTTTAAAATTGCTTTAACGAGCAATATAAGCGCTGATGTTTTTAAGAAAATAGTAATGGCAGCACCTCCTGAATCTTTTGGTACGATTAATTGTAGTCTTCATCCAACTGATAAAAATTTTAGATGGGAGCTTTATAAAAGCAGAGTGGAATTATTAAAATCTTTTAATTATCCTGTCTCTGTTAATTTTGTAGGACACCCTGATCAGTTGATGTTAGCATCGATGTATGCTGATTGGTGTAAATCTATAGAAGTAAATTTTGCACTTATACCTATGGTTGGAACGTTCGATGGAATTAATTTTCCAACAGTTGAACACTATCCAACACCACTTAAAAATATCATTAAAAAATATTCAAATGATAGTTTATCCGACGTTAATAAATTTATTCAAGGAGAACGTGTAGGATAATTTATATGATCTTCGATTTAAAGGATTTAGAAATAAAAGTTTTAAAAAAATTTGATGGTATAAACAATTATTTTAATCCTTCTCATTTTAATGGCAGAACTATATTTAGAAGAGAAAGTAAGTTTGAGGATAAACTCTTAGTCAGTGATATTGTAGATGATCAATATGTCGTTTTGTTGCAACATAACACAGATGATATGTATCTGTGGAGTTATGAAGATGCTAGATTTATAAATGATACTGAGATAAGCGTATGTTGTTGTAAACGAGATAAATATGATATTGAAAAAATAATAAACGTCGAGTATAAAAAGTACAATTTAACTACAAAAGAGTTTACGCATTTCAAAACACAAAATGCTCATTTTGAAAAACACTGGCAATTCTACAATGACAAAATAATCTATCATATAAATCCATATACAATTATAGATAGTAATGAAAATATCATTTATAAGAAAGAAATTAATTTACAACCGTGGATTGAAAAATATGGAAATCCCGGTTTGAGTACAAATGTGTTTGAAGTAGATGGTATTAAGTATCTATTGTTTCATAGTTATGTTTGGTTTAGTCGTCTTAATTTTAAATACTTCATCGGATTATTACGATTAAATGACGATTTATCTCCCGTGGGATATGCATATAAACCATTGTTTGAAGCTAATAGAGAATATAGTGACAATACATTATTAAATGATTTGTGGAATTGGAGAAAAACAGAACTGTGTGAAACTGTTAAATATGAAGTTATTTTTCCTATGAATGTGGTTGTTGACGATACATATATTAACATATATAGCGGATTGAATGATTGTAGTGCTGTTAACATCAAAATCGTTAAACAGTTATTTATAGATAAAATAAAAAATGAACCCTTTATACTTTTATGAAATACTTAATTTTTGGAAGTGCATGGTATATTGAAGATTGGTGTAAAGAATATAATCAGTATTTTGATCTAGGTTGTTTGGTTTCTATTAATAACTCTGTAAAAGTTGCATCGAAATATCATCTAGTACATCGGTGGTATACAGGTACGGATTTCTTTATTAAAAAATATCAAGAGGAACCTACATTTAATATACACGAATATTATAATAACTATAAACATGGATACCCTTCTATTATAAGTGGTGACTTTTTAACAAGGCCATATGGATACTATTGTCCTCAAGGAGGTACTATGATTTTAAATGTATGTTACGATTTGTTAAATAAATCAATGCTTAGACACGAAAAATGTACGATTGGAATCATAGGATGTGATTTAATATACAATAGAACACAATCTCATTTTTATAACGGCGGTACTGACGATCCTTTACGATTGGGCATTGATACTTTAAAAAGTCATTTAAACAATTTACAAAATTCTTTCACATTTTCACATAATTTAATTTATAATTTAAGTGAAGAGTCTGATACATTGTTACCGTTTAAAAAAATTTCTATAAAACATTTTCACGAATTGATATGATTTTAAACTTTAACAAACTTATCAGTAAACATACGTTGAAAATTAATTATCACGGGGGTGGATATGATAGAAACACTGACAATCAATTTAATTGTACATATGGTTTTAGCTTTGAATCTATTGTGGGTGTCATAGACAAAAACCTATAAATTTTTGAAAAACTCTACCAATTTATCGCTATTTTTATCAATAATGTTTTTGAAGAGTTTTCGTCTTTCTTCATTTTTTCCAATTGGTTTAAAATTATCAATTATATCTTTTAAGTGTTGTTGTTCGATATGAAAACTCTGTCTGATTGGAAATCCTCCACTTTGATTTTGTTTATCGAATGAATAGGTATAATCCAAGTTTATTTTTGTCGGTACAAATTGAACCAGATCTGGATCTAAGTTTTCTGTGAATGTTGGTATATCTGAACATATTATTTCGTTTCCAGTGGATAATCCTTCATATAAGTAATGACCCCAACTTTCGTATAAACTGGTGCATAAATGTATGTTGTGTGTATTTAGTATTACTTGCAATTCTTCTTGTGTTTGATATTTGTTTATATGAACAAAATGATTTGGTGGAGAATGTAAAGAGTATGGATCTATTAATGTGATCTGATGTGATTGCTTCAATATTAATTCGGTATTTTTTTGTATAGATCTACCCGCAAAATGTAAAGTTGAATGATTTTGTTTTATAGATGGGTTATAATAATCTTTAGAAATAAAAGGAAGACATATAGCATTACAGTATGGAGCTAACAGATTTTTAGCATAATTCGATTTACAAACAACGTAATCAAATAGATGTAAATTAGATAATTCATTTATTCCAGCCCACTCTTCATTTATAAAAAATATATTTTTCTTAAATAAATTTAATAAATTAATATCATAGTTTTGGATCCATATACCAACATCAGCTGTTTCTAAATTTTGTTCTCCCACAAATTTAAAATCCACTTGTTCTGATATGTTGTTATAAATTAGATCTTTTAATAAAATTGCATCTGTTACTATTCCAACACCATTATTATAAGTTAAAACACAAATTTCTACCATATCTATATGTATGAACATTTTAAATCAATATTTTGATAAAATCTATGTTATAACGAGTTATTTTCATAAACCTAGGATTCAATATATCAACGAACTGTTTAAAAAAGAAAATATAAAATTTGATTTTCATTATGCGGTACATCCTGATTTTTTGAGTGATTCTATTGTTGACGACTATATAAAATACTTAGAATACCTCGATCAAAAAGACACATTGCCTACTTCTAAATATAGAGTTAGCGCCACAATTTCACATCTACAAGTATTACGACAGTTTCAATATTCTGGTTATAATAATGTTTTGATCTTTGAAGATGATGTATCATTTGAAATTAATTATCAAAATAAACTAAAAAGCTTTATTGATAATGTTCATTCTGATTGGGATATATTAAATCTTGGTAGAAATTATACTTATGAAGATAGTAATGTGCAAGAATATAATCAATTTGTAAATATACCAAAAGATTTATATGGAGCACATGCATACGCATTCTCTAAAAATAGAATAGAAGAGTTCTGTGAATATTTAGAAAAGCCACATCAGTTACCTTGGGGACCAGATCCTCATTATGTTAAAATGTATAAAGAGGGATATAAATGTTACTGTCCGTCAGAATTTATATTCGGTGCTTTAAGTACTCACTTTAAAGATTCAAACTTTGTAAAAGCAGAAGAACGATTTGATAGTCTTATAAGTTGAATTTGTTGTAATTTTGTTGATAAGTTTTTGTAGTATCTACAATATATGGAATACACCCATTTGTTATATGACTTGTTAATGATGGAATTGGACTGAAACATTTGTTGAATATATATAACAAATTAATTCCGTGTTCATCCCATACATAATCGTTGATGATATTAAATGTTTGATTGTGTTGTTTATACAAAGATTTGGTGAATGCTATAGTATATGTAGTAGATTTTATAGATCTCCAATGATGTGTATTAGTAATTAATATTTCGGAATCATATACAAATCTAATGTCTGACTCATACAGATTTGGATAATCTATTGGATGACAAAAATAGTTTGTGTATTTTTTTAAAAATTCTTTTATTTTATATAAAGATGCATCAAAATGTAAATAATCATCTTCACATACATATATTTGATCGTGCGTTTCATTTGAATTTATGTATTTAGTTGATTCATAATGAATTTTTGATGCACTTTTATACTTAAAAGTCAAGAGTTTAAAGTTTATAGTGTATCGTTCACATAATGTTTTTAACTTGTCTGTATAATTGTCTCCATCACAAAAGAAAATTATTTCATCGTCAACTGTCATTTGTGTTAATAATGAAGTTAAACATGTAAAAACCAATTCAGAAATAGAGTTTGCTATAGGACACACTCCGTGTTTTTGTAATCTCTCTTCATATAAACATATTTTGTACAGTATTGTCATTCTATTATATTTATAAGTATATGTCTAAATTACGAGAATTAGGAGATACCGGCGACAGAATGATGCAAGGTCTTCCATATAACCAAGGAGGATCAGTATCAGGTGCTTCTGATTTATCCGCTTTTACAAGTCCTGATGTATCTCAAGATCCCAACCACTTTGGCACTTTAATAGACAAAAGCAAAATTACAGCTGGATCAAAAGATTCAATGGAAAAAATAGCTCCATTTGGACCTTATACTGGTCAACCACCAGAAGATTTTGTTAAAGATGTCAGTCAAATCAAATACAAAGTCACCCCAGATGAAATTATCACTGGTATTGATTATGAAATGAAAAAACTGGTGTTAAAAGATAAACAGGTAGCTAAACAAAATGTTGTTGCAAACCTTAAAAAAGACCCAAAGTATTACAGTAAATTACATATGTTGGATATAACCGATGAACCTGAACAACCAGATTATCGTACTCCACAAGAAAAAGCTATATCTGAAATAATGAAGGATTTACACGAAAAGAAAAAACAACGTAGGAACTGGAGTTGATTATGGCTAATTTTGCTAAAGATAAACCACTGTATCGTAAGCCTGAACCTTTGCATAAAGGATGGCATTATATTGGCGATGGTAAATTCCACGATCCAAGTTTGGGAAGTGATGTAATGAGAGGTCGCAGATGGATGATAGATCCAGGTGCTGGAAGTGGTAAAAGTTTTCAAAAGTTTCAACAAGGAATGAAAAATGATTAATAATTTAGTAAAGTTGCCAGGTGGAGTTGGAGATAATACTTCAACCAATCAAGTTGACCCCAATCAATTAAGTATAGGAGTTCAGGTTGAAATGGAACATACCAATGATCCTAAAATTGCACAAGAAATTGCTATGGATCATCTGACGGAAGATCCAAAGTACTATACTAAGTTGGTATCAGCTGGTCTGGCAAGTGAATTTCAACCATCACACAATTCTGGATTTGGCGATCCCAATCAAAGTTTTAATGACCCATCAAGAATTGGAAATGGCGGTTTAAAACAAGGAAATATGCATGGAAAAGCTGGTGGTACTCCAATTGGTCAAGTAGATGGTAGAAATAGTGATCCAATTGTAAATAAAACAATTGACATTGAATTAGAAGAACAAGTGTTTAGTAGTTTGGAAGAAGCTATATTGGATGAAAAGAAAAGAAGAAAAAAAGGTGGCAAAAAGAGAAAGCCAAAACCAACAAATCCCGCCTTGTGGGCTAGAGCTAAGGCCGCTGCAAGATCCAAGTTTGATGTTTATCCAAGTGCTTATGCTAATGGATGGGCAGCTAGATGGTATAAATCCAAAGGTGGCGGTTGGAGAATGAGTGAAGCTTATCCAGCTAGAGCTATGGAAAGTCCATTTCCATCACAAGTTTCTTCAGATGGTCAAGGCACATTTGGAAGTGGATATGATTTTGTAGGATATGCAGAAAATAAACAAACAACTATGAATAAACAAGAATTAAAAGAAGCTATCAAACGAATGATTCGTGAGATTGAACAAGACGATGTAAGTGTAGATGCAGAAAAAGAAAATGTAACTATCACTCTTGATCGTGAACTTGCTCAAAAACTACACGATTTGTTGATGACACAACTACAACCAGAACAACCAGAGGAAGATGAAGCTCAAGATCAAGCTCCAACTATGGATCAAGATCAATTACCTCCTCAAGGATCTGCTGGTGGTGAAGCTGAAGCTGGTGAAGAACAAGATACTGTGGGTGAAATTACATTTGAACAATCCAAAGAAATTGATGAAACCAAGAAAAAGTGGATTCAAAAAGCAATTCACCCAGGCAAAAAAGGTGCTTTGAAGAAAGCTCTTAACGTACCATCAGGCGAAAAGATTCCAGCCGGTAAATTAGCAGCAGCTGCTAAGAAGGGTGGAAAAATGGGTCAACGTGCTAGATTGGCAATGACACTTCGTAAGTTAAAAGAAAGTTTATAATAATCGTTTGAAATCATATCCTATACAAATAAATAAAGTGGAATATATGGTGGGGGGTCCAGGTGATATAATGGACACCCCACCTTCTGCTAGAGGTTTTACGTTAAGTGTTCTTGAACGTGGTACCGGACAATACGCGTCTATATTTAAAGGAACAGAAGAAAATGGATATGGCTTCATAATCTATGATGACGGTGATAAAAAATTAATATTAAAAGGTCGCATTGGATCTGACCACAAAGAAACAATTTATGCTGGTAGTAAAGAATTACAAAACATACGTAAAGATAAATATCGAGGGCAAGATGATATGGAGTTTTTACGAAGAACTTGTTTGAGTGGTAGATCTTGGTTGGTTACTTTACAAAACAAGAATTATTACTTTGTAGCTATTTGGAACACTTCTATAACACAAAATCAATATAGCACTTTAAAAGAGTATTTGGTTAAGTTTCCAGTAAATTCTACATACGTTCAAATGGGAATGGCTGGATCAGATCCATCAAGTAAATTTCAATTAGTAAGTAGTTTTGTTCCAAAAATTGCTTCTGAAAAACCCAAATTAACTAAAAAAGAAAAAGACTTCGTACAAACCGCACATATGAAAACAGCTGAATTACCAGCTAGTTATGCAAAAGCTTTAAAGAAATTACAATCTATGACCGAATCAAACGATACAGCAATGTCTAATTATAACGCTTATCAATCTTATAAGAACTACGCTTTGAAATTGATTGGTAAATTAGAAAAAACAAAACAACTTGGCAAATCAAATGTTTCTGCGAACGACGTTGTAACCAAGAGTTCATTGGACTCTGTATTGATCGGTTTAGGCAAACAATTTCCAGAACTGACAACAAAATTAAATGGTTTAAGTAAATACACATTTAATAGTTCAGATTTGATTAAATTACATCAAAAAGGAAAAATAGATGTAAAAAATTGGACGGATGCATCATTGAAAGAATTGACTAAAAAACAGTGGATGGATTCTATGTCAACAGGAGTTGGAGATCCAGATCATCCTATTAATAACGACGTTAAACATCACGTTGGTAAATTAAAAGCAGAAAATGCCGAAATGGCACAAAGTGATATAACAAAGATAATTGATTATAGTGAAAAACTACAGTCAATGTTTAGTGTAGATGATAATTTGGAAGACTGGGTAAAGGCTAAGTTGAATCACGCTTGTGATTATGTAGCTACAGTAAGAGATTACTTGAAGTTTTATCGTGATGAAAAAGAAGCTGGTACGCCAGAAGATCAAATAGATGAAAAGTGGAGTAATACATACAAGAAGAGTGTCAATTGTAGTAACCCAAAAGGTTTTAGTCAAAAGGCACATTGTAAAGCTAGAAGACTAAGACAGGCTGGTAAACATACCAAAAGTAAACCAGTAAGAGAAATATATGAAGTGGTTGTACGTCATATGCTTAAAGAATTCAACAGTAGTATGGCTATGGGAGCTTTGAAACAACTCAACAGTGATGCAAAGGAGTTGGAAACAATGTTGCAACCAAATACTCAATTGGAAGATTGGGTAAAAGCTAAATTGAACTTGGCAGGTGAATATTTGGACGATGTATATCATCATCTAGACCATTTTGGTGCAGAAGGTAGAACTTTGGATGAAAACAGTTACTACAAAAAATATTGGTTCACTCCAAATGGTAAAGTAGTAGATGTAGGTAATAGTCATGAAGATTGGATCAAGAATAATGATAAGTCTTTAGTAGGTGCGACTTTAGTAGATACATACGAAAACGCTGTAGCTAAAGGTTATGTGCGTGGTGTATTTGATATTCAGAGTGAATTTTTAACACTCTCAAATCTTCCAAATTATGACTTTTTATCTTCGAAGTTGAGACGAGAAACAAAAGCTGCGATAGAAGATTTTATCATAGACAGGAATATAAAAATTGTTGCTACTGGAAAAGGTAAATTACTTAAAGACTTTATATTCAATACAGAACCACATTTAGCAGAACATCTTCTTGAGTCTATCAAGTTGCAAGAAGATTGGAAAAATTGGATCAGAGCTGGAGCAGCTGGTGCTTTGGGATTGGCAGCAACTACTGGTAATGTAGATGCTGCTAAAATAAAACAACCATCTAATCCAATTGTACAAAGTGCTACAAAAGATTCTGAGACCTCTTTGTTAAACAAAAAAACAAGTGAGTATATAGGCCATTGGGAAGGTAAAAAAGACACTGTTTATAAAGATAGTGCTGGTTTGCCTACAATTGGAATTGGTCACTATCTAAATAATAGTCAAGAAGACCGTCAATTATTTAAGGCTTTATTTGGCGATACTGTGAATTATGATAAAGTGTTAAATGGTCAACAAAAGCTCACGGATGATCAAATTGAAAAGTTATTTAATGTGGATGTTAAGATTAAAGAGAAACTAGCATCTAAGAAAATTAGTAATTTTACGAGTTTACCAACATATGTTAAAAACGCAGTTATAAATGCTTTGTATAGAGGAGACATTGGACCAAAAACAATTGGATTGATGAATAGTGGAGATTGGGTTAATGCTGCAAAAGAATATTTGAATCATAAAAATGCAAAGAGTGGTCCATCTCAAATTCAAAGAAGAATGAATACAAATGCAATAGCATTTGCTCAGTATGCAAAAAATAAGAACGAATATTTTGGTTTTAACTATTATTTCTAATTTATGAGTGAGTGGCCAACAATAGGTATGGGTAACTTACAAGCTATGATGGTAATGCGTCAACAGAGTGCGCCTGTATCATCTATTAATGGTTTTGATCCATACCAAGCTATGTTGAGACGTAGACAGTCAAATGTAGATACTGATACAGGTTATAATAATGATGTAGTTCAACAATACGACCCAAAAGATATTCAAGAGTTAGAAGAGTTTTGTCAAAGATACGGAATAATGGGATTTAACTTTGGTAAAATGAATCCCAAAGCTGCTTTGAGAATGCTTAAGGGAAAGATGGGTATAATTGATGAAAAAGTAAGTAATAAAAAAATGTTGCTTGATTAGTTTAATATAGTTATTTTTGTTATGGTCAAACTGATAAATGCTAGAAAATCTCCTCTTAATATAGAAGTTTTAATAGGTACTGATGTTAATGATGTCAATGCTTTATTTTTGTGGGAAGATAATACGACCAAAATACCATTACACTCCGAGGTTATAAACCTATACGCTAATACTGGATATTATTCGGGTTTAAACAAAAACATAGATTTTTTTAAGAACGATGTAATTTTTAAAATAATTAGATTGGACACATATGAAATAATGTTTGCCCATATATTTAAGAATTTTAATTTTATAAACGGTAAAAGCATACTTTATATTTCCCAGAACAATTACAGTGGATATAGTTATTCTGCTAGAAATTATATATTTCAATTATTGCAAAATGGATATACAGTTCACTGGATTAATAATGTTTTTGACAAATCCACATATAAACCTTGTAATGAAGAAGAACGTTTGGTTTTTAATTGTGAAAACAAATATGATCCAAGCATTGTTTATGACTCGGTGATTATACATCACGTTCCAGATGGATGGAATGATGCTAAAAAATATTTTAGATTATCAAAAAAAGTATACGGGCTCACAACGTGGGAAACTACTCATCTACATGCACAGTGGGTAGATTATATAAATTTAAGTGTGGTAGATGAAGTTATAGTTCCTTCATTTTTTAATAAAAAATCTTTTATTGATAGTGGCGTAGTTAAAAATATAAATATTTGGTATCACGATATTTTTAGCTTTGTACACAATGACAACTTAAGTGTAAACAATATATTAAATAAGTTTTTTATTTACAAAGACGGTGTTTATACACAATCATCAAATTTTGTTAAAACTATTATAGATAACAATACTGTATATTATAACATTAGTCAATATAACGAACGTAAAAACATAAATCAAGTTATATCTACATTTTGCAGTAAATTCACAGGTGATGATAATGTTTGTTTGTTTATCAAAACATATTTCAAAGAGTTTACAGTGGCACAAACCGAAATGTTGAAATATAAGTTCGCAGAACTTCTTAATAATTATAATAATATCCCACCTATTATATTTTGTTTTGATAGTTTAAGTGATGATGAAGTAAATCTAATTCACGAATTTGGAGATGTATATTTTACATTAAATAGAGGCGAAGGATTTGGTCTATGTACATATACTGCTAAAAAAATTGGTAACAAAGTTATATGTGGTAAGTTTGGGGCTGAAAAAGAATTTTTGTCTATCACAGATTCACTTGTCAGCTACACACTAGAATCTCCATTTAATATGGAAGTTTATCACAATTGGTATAATGATGATAGGCAGAAATGGGCAGTTTTTGATGATAAAGACGTACTAGACTGTTTACATTTTTATCCAAAGACGATCAAGACAAAATACAACTACAAATAAAAACCCCTTGTTAAGGGGTTGTGGTTTACAAACTAAATTTTTGTTTTCTAAGTTCAGACGGAAGTAAATCGTCCAACGGTTCCAAACAGTTCACACAATATGGAATATTAATTGGTACCAATGCATCTTTATCTGTTCCAGCTAATATTTTACTGACTTTTCTGAACATAACTCCGTTTTGAAAAACCGCACCTTGACATTCGGTGCATTGTACGGATTGTGTATCTTTTAGTCCAAAATTAACATTTGGTTGTGGCATATTCATACCATCTATTTTATTGTTAAACATAATTTATATTCCTTTTCTTTTTTTGTAATCTTCTAATGCCGCACTTAGTGCTTCGTGTGCCAAAACCGAACAGTGAATTTTTACTGGTGGAAGGCCGCCTAGTGCATCTACTATATTATCATTAGTAAAATTCTTTTCAAGTTCTTCTATGGTTCTGCCTTTAATTAATTCTGTAGCCATAGATGAAGCGGCTATCGCACTACCACATCCAAAAGTTTTGAATCTTGCATCGGTAACTGTTTGTGTAGATTCGTCTATCTTGAGACTGATCTTCATAATATC